CATAAACCTCTTCGTTTTTTTTGTTCAGTCGCTTAACAGCGCCCTGTGTTCCTGCGATTACTTTTTCGCATACTTTATTGCCGATGATATAGCAATACTTTCCTTGTGTTTTTGTTCCAAATCCCATTTTAAAATGTATTTAATTGTTTATATGAAACCACACCGCCCGCGAAGGACAGTCCACTATGGAAACCAAAAGAGGCATCGCGGGCAGGGGTTATGTTTTCAGTGTAGTGTTCCATTTGTGGTGAACTTGTCGGGGACAAAGATAATAAAATATATTTCACAAATGCAAACTTTGTTGAAAAATAATTTTACATTTGCCCCGTGAAAGTTTTTCTTTTTCTAAAAAACAACAACCCTTTATTTATCTATACCTCACTAAAGGCAGGGTGTGACGAAGCGAAGCTGAACTATCAGACTGTGCGCAGATATGTGGTCAAAAATAAAAAATTCATAAAGGTTGTAGAGGGGGTAATGTTTGTTGTTGAGAAAATGGACGTAAATCAAATTGTCGGGCGCGGCAGAAAAAAATTCAAATAACTATGAAAGAAGTAACAGTTTATCAATTTATCGAGTATCACAAACAGATACAAAAGTGGGAACGGACAGGCGCTATTGAAGCGTTTTTTTACAGCGGTCAGATAAAGTCGTTCTATCAGAACAACAGCCTGCGCTTAACAACCCTGATTAAGAAGGGGGAAGATATTTACGCCAAATATTTTGTTCTTAATGAGGACGGGAAGGGTGTGAAAATGTCGGAGGCTACTGAGGGAAGTCCTGCAAAACCATTAATGCTTGAAGGTGTTACAATGGAAGAGTTTGAAGCGGAAATAAAAGAGTTTAACCAACAAAAAATCAGTATAAAAAAATGAAAATCGAAACAACAGAAACAGCCGAATTGACTATTGAAGAAAAGATTGCCGCTTGTCCTATCTCACCGATAGACACCGATGTTATTGGCGAGCAGTTTTCACCTCCGTCAAAGGCTAATATTATCATAATGAAGGACAATAAAGTTCCTTTAGATAAGAACGGCAGACCTTTAAAGGAAGAGCCTAAAATGTTTTCTCCGTATATTCGTGTTTTTAAAAAAGGTAAAAGTGTTCCCGAAAGCATAAAGGTTGGGGGCTTGTATCTTGTAAGCGGAGGTGTTCAGTTTGTTAAGCTTAATAACAAGGAGTTTGTTGTTGCGTCTTACCCTGTATTAACCTGCGAGGTTGACGAAAGCGGAGTAACAAGTTGGTGGTAAAATGAAATATAAAGTCGGAGACATTGAGTTTGAAATACCGAAGTGTCCTGACCCGACCAAAGCCCGTAATTATGGGCTTCCAATAGAAGAGCAGTATTGGCGCAGAGATGGTTTTCCTGAAGATTGGGAGTTCTTGTCTGCTGACGATAAGTGGGATTTTATTGCAGAAGACCACAGGCGAAAAGAAGAGGGGTTTTTCTTTTGGAATGAGGGCGAACTAACCTACATAACGGGCGACCATTTCTTCCACTTAGAGTGGTGGAATGGTGGCATAGATGATAATGATGGCTACTTCGGCTTCCGAATAGCCGATATGGAGGACTTCTACTTTTGGGAGTATTGCAAGCAAGACCCCAACTGCTATGGTTATATGGCTGTAGAAGGGCGAAGGGGTGGAAAAACAGAGAGAGGTTTATCGAAAGGGTATAACCTCACCACTCTTGGTGCTAACCGCAGAATGTTTATTCAGAGTTTTACCGAGTCTGACGCGAAAGAACGACTTTTTATTGACACGGTAGTTCGCTCTTGGAGGCATATTCCATCGGTATTAAAGCCAAAAGACGAAGGTATTAAAGAGCCAAAGAAGAGGCTCAGGTTTATCTCCCGAGCGGGGCTAAGAAAAGACAGCGTATCGAAGTCGCTCGACTCGTCCATTCAGTTTGTTGCTGCAAAAGATAGTTCACTGCAAGGTAAGAAGGTTTCTTTTGTGTTCCCCGATGAGCCTGCGTCTTGGGATAAGATAGACCTTATTAAGTGGTGGGGTATCACTAAAAAGGCGATGGAGTTGGGTGGAAAGATACGCGGAAAGGCAATCCTCCCTGCCACCTTAGAGAATATGAACCCCATAGGCGGTGCTGCCTTTTGGAAGCTATGGAATCAAAGCAATTTTAATAAAAGAGATGACAACGGAAGAACAGAGTCGGGGCTATACCGTCTGTTTCGCCCTGCCGATGAAAACTTTGAGTTATTCATCAATAAGTATGGAAAGTGCGATAAAGAGAAGGCTCGTAAGTTTATTTTAAATGAGCGCGCAACCAAAACTGATGAGAGTTTAATAAACCTTATTCGCCAACACCCGCTTAGCGAGGAAGAGGCATTTGGCGCAATCAGTAGTTCTTTTTGGGAGGAAGATGTGTCTGCTTTCCTCGAAGAGATAAAAAAGAATATCATTGAAGCCGAATTTTATGGTGAGCGCAAAATGGTTGTTGCTACGGGCGATGATACAAGCCTAATAGAAACATCAGACCCTAATTGCTATGTCGAGGTTTTTGAGGACGTTCAGCCTAATGTGCAGTATTGTGTAGGGTTTGACGGAAGTGGCTCAGACAACGAAACAGGTGACGAGGGTGGTTCAGATACCGCCTTTGTGATAATGAAGAAGTTTGAAAGCCCAAGAAACAATAACTACACCGATGTTGCCAACTTCACGTATCGCCCAAAGAAAATGGAAACCGTTTACAATATCCTATTCAATCTTTGTAAGCACTACAATAAATACGGAAGGCTTGAGATACTCGGAGAGACAAACGCAGGTCAGGGCGCTGCGGTAAAATCATTCTTTGCCAACAGGGGTGGCGAGAATATGATGGCAAAGCAACCCAAGAATATAGGTTTTAATAAAACCAAGAAAACAGACAAGTATTGGATTTACAGAACAGAAGATGTTATTGAGGTTCAAAAGACGTTGGCTCACATATTTGTAAGGGTTTATGGTATGAATATGAGGTCGTTAAGATTGGTTGAATCCTTACTGCGATTAGGTAAAGACAATCAGGATTTGGGTGACGCTTGGTTAATGGCTATATTGCTTATGGGCGATGTTACAGCCGAAGCTAAGACGTATGTTCCTCTGCCTCAGAGAAGAAAAGTAAGAAAATTAGAAAGAAGCAATGGTAAATTGCAGTATATTTGGCAGGAAATTTAAAGTCTAATGAAGATATACAAACTTTCGGACGAAGATGCGTTAGATAACACAGCGCGTCAGCCATCTCCAATCGAGGAGGAAAACCATCAATGGTTTTATCAAAACATTAAATATGGTTTGTCAACATATAACAGACCTTTGTTTGTAAATGGAAGGCTTGCGTATATCCGCGATGACAACGGGGCTACAATGCAAGACCAAAATAAGGCGGGGGCAGACAGCGATTACACGCTTCCTATTCAAGATATGATTACCAATATGCTGTATTACTTTGGTCGTCAGCCCAATTTAAACTACGCATACCTTACTCAAAACGTAACCAAAAACAACATACAAGCCGCTTGGATTAAAGGGCAAAAGGTATCTCGTCTTGTTGACCACTTAACCAATAGCATAAACACAATGCTTTCCAATGGCAAGTGGGAGGCTGATAATATCAGCCCAAGAGCAAAAGGGGAGAAGAGCGATATGCTAAAGCAGTTGCTTATGATGCACGATATGAAGCCGTTTTTCAATGACCTTGCTAATCAGGGTGTTCAAGGCGGTATGGCTAATGGTCAGCAGTTTGAGTTTCCCGAAGAGATTTATCGGTATATGGAAACCGACTACAAGGAGCAGGGCGCTGAGATAATGACAATGCTTGCAGACGGACTTTGGGAGAAATCGGGGTGGTCGTCTAAGGCATATCAGGCTGCCCGTTATATGGTTTGTACCAATATCGCTTGCTCGGAGCATACTGTTGTGAATGGAATAAGCCAATGGGAGGTATTCTCTCCGCACCAATTAATTTGGGATATGCGTATTGATGACGACTATAATCGCTATGGAATGTTTCGCGGGCGCATACGCGCAAGCACGGCAGCGGAGATTATCCGTAAATACGGCTTTGCAGGGGCGGATAAAGCGGAGTTAATTACAATGACGGAGGATAATAGTCTTGGAACTCCACTAAACACTATACCGAACATTACTTGGTGGAACTACAACCAAACATATAACTCTGTTACTGAGGTTACGATGTATTGGAGGGCAATTAACAGCGATGGTCTTTTAGATGTTTTTAAAGGAACTCTTATTGGCGGTAAGTGGCTTGTTGACATAGGTAAAATAAACAACGTAGTGGAGGATAACTCTAATTGCGGAATGGTAGATATGCCTATTAGCATTTTCTGCCCTAATATGATGTTGTCTCAGTATCGCAGCGCGGTTGGAAGGTTGAGAGACCTGCAAAACGAGGTTGACGCTCTTAAATTTAAAGTAAGGGAGACTATTGGCAGAGCCAAAGGTCGCCCGCATATTATTCGCGGTAACAGAATGACGGGAAACATTGACGTTCAAGAGGTATTTGAAGACCTTTCAGAGGTTGGTCTGCACGTTGTAAATTCAAGCGGTGAGGCAGGAAACCCTAATGAAAAAGACAGGTTAGTTGAGCCGATTGATATGACGCTTGATGCAAATGTTCAGAAGATTTACGACATCGCAAGAATGGAGATGGACGAAATGGAAGAGATTGTTGCTGCGTCTAAAACTGCGTTAGGGCAACAACAGCGATATATCGGAGGGGCAGCGATGCAACAGAATATGGCGCAATCGTCTATGGGTATGGCTTATCTTATTGATGGGTATATGGATTGGATACAGCGCAATATGCAGTATGCTGTTGATGCTCAGAAAGAGATAATTGCTGCGGGCAAGTGCAAGATAGATGAATTTTGGATTGGCTCTCGCAACGTGGTTTATTTAAAGCAGATAAAGAATGTGCGTTTTGAAAGCTTTTTGTTGGCACTTGATATAAACAACCCGATGACCGAAGCTGATAAGAAAGAAATGACGGCTATGGTGCAGGCGGCTATTCAGAACCAACAACTAACCTTTAAGGACTACGCTGTTATTAAGAACCTCAAAACAAAGACTGAGATAATTGACTACCTTGAATATACTGAAACCAAGCGCGAGCGCGTAGCAGAGAAGATGCGTAAAGAGCAGATGGCTATGCAGGAAGCACAGCAGAACAAACAGTTGTTGGCGCAGGCGGCTATGGAAGAAGGTAAGATTAAAGGCAAGGCTCAATTACAGAAAGAGAAGCAAATGGGCGAAGCCGAATTGATGGGTGTTGAGCACGGGTTAAATCCCCCGAGCGAAGAAGGGAGCGTCTGAGTTCCGTTGAGGTATATTAACCTCTTCCACCACCCTATAACTCCAATCATCAATCTGTAATGAGGAGTATCTGTTATTGTTTATTCGATAGTAGATATTCCCTTTAAAGTAGTGTGGGAATATTTGCTTAAATCCGTATCGTTTTCTGCCTCTTTTTGTTTCAACTATAAATGGCTCTCTCCACATTGTTTTATCGTGTAGAATTACAACAGGAAGCCCTTTTACCCTAAACTTTACAAGAGAGTTCATTTATTTTTTTTTATGAGGTCTTCGTAGGTCAAATCTGATTTTTCAGCAGATGTTGTTGTCTTTAATTCTGATGCCGCTATATCTGTAAGGAATTTAGACAAACCAAGACGCTCCATAAAGAAATCAAGAGCATTGGTGAGGTCTTTTAATGACTTGTAGTATTTAGCCATCATTTCAATTTGAAGGCTTCCCTTCTCGGTAAAAGGCTTAATATCCTTTAGTATTTCTACGTTTTCACACGCTTCTATTTGTTTTCTTAAAGAAAGCAGCGGTTTAATGGCAGGGTCGGTAATTATTCCGAGAACAAAATCGTCTATTTCTGTTCGGGAAAGCTTTTCTATTCGCTTTCTAAGTATTTCTTCTGAAAGTATCATTCGGCAAACATCGGTATATTTTTAATATAGTAATCAGCTTGTTACGGAAAACTTATCCACAATATACCGAATGTTCCCGAATGATAAATGAAAAATATTCACTAAGGCGTACAGGCAAAGGAAATGCTTGCATATATTTGTCGCAAAATTATTTCAAATGGCAGGGAAACCACGCATAGCGAATAAAGAAGTTGATGACAGAATGGCTAAATTAGCCGAACAGCTTTCCGTAGAAAAAAACGGGAAGACGTTAAATACTGTAAATGACCTTACCCCTCCGCCTGCTCCTGTAAAAGAAATTAAGACCGTTACATCAGAAAAAGAAAAAGCAGCTAATGAAAAAGCGGCTAATGATGCAATGATTGCTGCTGAGGCTGAGGCTTCACGCAAAGAAGAGTTAAGAAAGGCACAAGAGGAAGGAATTGAGAAAGGAAAGGTTGTTGCTAAAAAAGAAATTGAAAAGGAAAAGTCGCACAATGATATTCCTGACTACTTAAAAGAAGGTTCTGAGTTTAAAGCAACCAAAGCCGCTCCTGTTGATAAAGAGAAAGAGGCTGATGATAAAATAAAAGAACTTCTTGAAATCCAAAGAAAATATAACGAACTTATCTCTGACCCTATTATCTCGGGTGTTGCCGAATTTAGAAGGTCAGGTGGTGAAGATATTTCTGAGTTTGCTTCTAAGGTAAGCATACCTTCATTTGAGGGCAAGTCGGACGAAGATAAATACTCTTTTTATTTAAAAACCACAGAACCCGATATTTCAGAAGATGATTTAGAGGAGGCTATTGCTGATTTTGAATCTCTTCCCGCTGTTGAGCGCAGAGCAAAACTAAAAACCGTAGATGCGGAAATTAACAAGCTAAAAGAAGGCAAGTTAAAATCATACCAAACATCTGCTAAAGAAAAAGACGAAACCCGTAAGGCTCAGGAAATTTTCTTCCAAGAGAAAACGCAGGAAGGAATTAAAGTGCTCGACCAAACCCTTACAGAAATGAAAGGCACACAAGCCTATGGATACGAACTTACTCCTGATGACATTACTGCAATACACGAATACTCATTATCTCGCACTGCGATTAAGAAGGACGAGAAAGGAAACTTTGCAGGTTTTGACATTGATAAAACTATTGACGAAGCGTTATTTCTTATTCCAACCATACGCAGAAAAATTCTATTAGAGAACCTTAACTTAGGTAAGCGTCTCGGGGAAGAAGCTGCTATTGAAAAAAGAAAAAGAGCCGCATCTGTAAGTTCTGACAATTATTTACTTGCCGATGAGGGTTCGACATCAGGAATTGATAAAGCGATTGAAGAAGTAAGAACATCGCTGCGTAAAAAAGGAAAAATGGAGCAATCCGTAAACAGATAACAAAATTTATAAACCAAAACAATAAACTAAAATGCCATCAACACTAAATCAGGTAAGTTCGCTACCATTTGAAAATAACTTGTTCTTGAACGGGTTAAATAAAGACGACAAATATTCTCTTGTTGCCGATTTTTCAAACGGCTACAACACATTAACTTGGCTCGTTAATATGAACGCCCCTGCTCGTCAGGTGGATGGTTCTGACGGGGTTTTCTTTCGCCCTATTATGGGGACATCGAAAATACAGGGCTTTATCGCAGCGACAGCATTGCTTTCGCCAACGATTGCCCGTATCACGTTAAATGACCCGACCTACGCGGCTTTCCGCGAAAAAACCACTGTTGCTGACGGTTCTGCCGCTATGAACAAAGGTTACGTTGTAAATCAAGGCGCAGGCTTTGTTGATATTCAATGCGTAGCCCCAATCTTGGCTTGGAACTTGGCAACACAGTTTCTTGCAGGTGCATCTATTACAGAAATGTGGAGCAGCGCGGGTAACAGAGGCTCTACAGGCCCAAAATCGTCTTACGAATACCCACAATACGTGCAGAACCAAACATCGGTTATGCGTGAAAAAGTTGAGATGTATCGCAGAGATATGTCAAAGACTTGGGTTGAGTTTAAAGGTGACTATTGGTATTCGTCTCAGGACGTTATTGCCGCAAACCGTTTTTCTCGTGCCGAAGAGTATCACGCCTTGTTCTCTGAACTTGGTCAAATCAACACATCACTTGAAGGTGCGGTGTCTTACTCAATGGGGCTTCGTGCTGCCGTGAAAGACCCCGACAGAGGTGGTGAGTATGTGGCTTCTGCCAACCTGTTGACCGAAAATGATTTCATTAATTGGATTTCTCGTATTGCTGACCGCAGAACGAGCATTGATACCCGCCTGCCAATCTTCTTAGGAAGAGAAGCGTTGAAGCGCATTCAGTTCTTCCAAACTATTAACCAAAGTATTCGCTTCGCAGGAACGCGCAACACTTTCGGTGGAGAAACCGTGAAAGGCTTGGATGTTCGTGAATACGACATCGCAGGTATCGCTTGCGACCTTATCCTTGCTCCGATTTTCAATGACAAAGACCGTTTCCCTGATGCTTCTACGATTGCAGGAGCGCAAGGAACACGTATGCAGCACACAATGGTTTGCCTTGACCTTTCTTACTACCAAACAGTAGATGGAAGCGGTGAAGTGCCTGCTATGGAAAACTGCTACTTTGGTGCAAACGAAATCGAGTATGGTTATATGTCAGGTATCGGAATGTCAATGCAGAAAGGCGGAGATGTTTACCAACTGATGACATCACCACGCGACAACGCAGAATTTCACATCTTGAAAGATGGTTGCTACGACTTCCTTGCAAACCGTATGGGATGGTGGGAACTTGCCCTTTAAAAAGTAACTTTTACATAAAAATAACCTTTAAAAACCAAAAATAAAATGCAACCATTACATTATCAGAACGTAGTTCTAAACCACATACAAGCGGCAGCGGCTGACCTTGTGATTACGGGTCACGTTATTGCAATAACCGACTGTCCTAATATGGATGGGCGCACACTTGAAATTCCTTTCGGTGGCTCACAAGTTGCTGTTACGGGTGTTCCGTCAGAATGGTCACTTACTTGCTCTGCGGCAGTGATAGAGTTTATGCAGGTTACTATCAGCCAAACCTTTCTTGATGGAAGGGGCGTTGTTACGCAGGTGTTTGAATACACAGCGGGCGACCCTACGAGTCCTACAGCGCAGGCTGCTGCTTTCGCTGCGATTATTAACCTCAACCAAAATCTTGATGTAACAGCAACGCCTTTTATCGGCGTGGTGACGATAATCGCAAACGAACTGACAAGCGCGTTATTGACAATCACAACATCTACAGGTGGAAATGTGGCGCTCGTGCAAACAACTACAGGTGTCGCGCAAATCAATCAGGGCGCACAACTGATTGCTGCGGGAGTAACTGATGCGGTGGCGGGAAATACATACACATCTTGGACGTTTGTTCCAAGCAATATTGACCCTACTGCAAGTCAAGGCAGTGAGTTGATTGCTGCAAATCAGGTGGTGTTGTATCTGAATGATGGCGATGCCAACTACGCAGCCTTACAAGCCGCGTTGGTGACAGCGTTTACAACAACCTTCCCGATTATCTAATAAGCAATTAGTAATTATTTTCACAAAAAAGGACAAGACATTAGGTTTTGTCCTTTTTTTGTTTTTATCTTTGCCGAAACTAAATCCTAAAAATGAAAAAAAAGACAGTCATCATCAGCACTATTGCTCGCGTAAAATCACAGCAACTAACATTGGCTTGGGGACACCCGACAAGAAACGGGTATCTTGAGTTTATCTCCCCTATGTTCACCATAGAGGAAATGCCGCAAAGTGAGTTTGATAACCAAGCGATGACGATGGACTTTACATCAGACCGACCTAAACAAGTTGTTTCTTTTATGGAAGGCGCGTTAAAGGGGACGAGCGACTACAATAAGGCGCAGGCTATGGAGAAGTTAAAGACCAATCCGTTGTTTTATGTAAACTCTCAGCCCACCACACACACCCGTAGTGCTATTTATAACCTTGACGATATTTCCGACAGCGAACAGGTGTATATGGAGCGTTGGCACAACAAGCTGAAAGCTGCCAATATGATTAACGAAATGTCGGACGCTAAAAGACGCGACCTGAGTTACTACTTCGGTTTTGGGGTTTCTGACAAAACCGAGAGTGAAGTGTTGAAGTTGCTTGCCGATTTTGCTGTTGGTATTATCCTTGCTTCTGATGCAAACATTATAATCCTATTGACTACTTGGGTTAAAGGTGACACTACCGAGAAGACGATGAAAATTGCAATGGAAAAAGCCCTTGCTCTTGGCATTATCTCTAAAAGAAAGAATGGTGAGAACGATATGTATTATCACGGTCAAAACCCAATCGGTATGACAAAGGATGATATTTTAGCTTACTTCCGCAAGGAGGAGAAGATTTTTCAAGAGTATATTCTTCGTGAGATAAACGAGAAGGATATTGTGCCTTCGGAATCGGTTATTCCATCAGGAGAAGTTGCTATGGAACAGTTGATGAGAGACCTTGCATCAGGATTGAAGCAGGGCGGTTATCTACCGATAACATTTACTCAAAAGACCGCTAAGTTTGACAAGTTAAAGTCGGCTATAAAGATTGCCCTTACCAAGAAGTCGGTAGATGGCGAAGCGTTTACCGCAGACGAGAACAAGGTTGCAGAGTTCCTTGAAGTAGAAATACCTGCGTAGTTTTTGTTTTTTAAAAAACTATTAGTATCTTTGTCTCAGTTCTTTAAATAAAAATCCTAATAACTTTTCGTGGAAGTTAGCAAAATATAGGGTTACGAGCCGCAAAGCCCTAACCTATACTAAAGCCCATTGCAACCACGAATTGTAGTGGGTTTTTAGTTTACTGCAAATAGGGTTTTTAGTCCAACTTTAGCCATTCGAGATAATAAAGTAGATGTAGCGTTTGTTGCGACTTTGGCAATCTTGCTCTGTGTTAAACTCACAACAAGGAACTGCAAAGGGAAACCAACCCAAAGTTACCACCCGCAGGGATAAGTGGAAACTTGACAATAGGCTGCTGAGTGAACGGGGACTGCAAACCTGTTCAACCCCCTTTGCAGGGAAAAAGTTTTCTTTGGCAAAAAAATAATTTTTACCACTTGACTTTATCATATTTATTTCTAATTTTGTTCGCGCATATATGCTCTAACAAAAGATGACCACAGGACAGGAATTTAGTAGATTATTTGATTTGCAAATAGGACAAGCCTATACTAATTACTACGATGCAATCAAGAAAAACCGCCTGTTCAAACAAGCCACTTTTACAGCTATTCAAAATCAGTACAGGGGGTTAGTTCCGCAGAGCGCATACGACAATCTCTCGGGGGTTATTAAAACCAATCAACCATACACCCCTGTCAATAACGAGATTTATACACTACCTCCTACTTTTCTTCCCAACGTACAGCCACTACCCGCAATCTCCGACTATGAGGACTTGTTGACGATAAGGGCTTCTTTTGCGGAGGTTTTTTATGCTAACCCTTTGGATAGCGTAAGTGATACAACCCCAATCGTTATTGAGTTGTCGCAAAGGAATAATTTAAGAAGCACAGAGCAGATAGAGATTACGGGTATTATTGGAAACCCTAATGCGAATGGAGTTTTCTATATTAGAAAAATCTCTGATTATAAGGCTGAGTTATACTCTGACTACACATTACAAACCCCTGTAGCGGGGAATGGCACATACATCTCGGGCGGGGTGGTGTCGCGCATTTACAATGAGTATTGCAGAATGTATCGCTCAGACCAAAAAATTGACACCTTTACTACACCTACGGTGAGGTTTCCTAAATTTGAAACAGTTGAGAACAGAATAAAGCTACACCCTTTAAATGTTCCTTGTAGGGGAATAACTATTGACTATATAACAAAGGCTGTGGTGTTTCCTGATGCCAATGATGCTACTATTGACCTTGAGCAAACCTACCGATACAACTTTCTTCTTTACATACTTTACACCGCCTGCGTGAACTTTGCAGAGGAAGTAAAAGATAAAGACCTTTACGCCACTAATGCCGCTAAATTACAATGACGCTAATTGAAACCATAGAGAGTTTGGCTAAGATGCCGTCAGGGGCGATATTCACTGACGAGAACCGCTATGACCAACTTTACCTGATAAGCATAGCCAACAAGTTCAGAGCGGCTGCAATCCGCAAGGATAATCAAATTAATAAAAGGATAAATACCATATCGTATCAACGGTTTTACCCAAGATATGTAGAGCAAGAGCAATACGAGTGGTGCTTTTACCGTTTTCGTTGCCCTGCCCCGATTAATTTGGATGACATTTCAAATGGATTTCGTTTTATTGGAACTATAAACTCTTCAAAGACATTTAGCGTTATTAAGACACGCGGAGAGTTATCAACATTTTTTAACCATCCTGTAATGAGTCCCGCCAACAGTAGTAATATCTGTGCGCTATATGATGGGACTACGGGGTATTGGGAGATTTACGCAAAGGATAATAAGCTTCCGAAGAGATTTGTGGTGGAAATGATAATGTATAACCCGCTTGACTGCCCCGAATTTAACCTCGATTTTGATGATTTTCCTATTTCGGAAGACCTTAGAATGGAAATGGAGCAAATGGTATTTCAAGCCAACACATCAATAACCGCAAGCGGCACGCCCGACTTGGTTGCTGATAGTATGGATGTTCAACAAAACCCAAGAAGTAAAAGGCAATGAGCGAAAACAACATACCTGACGGAGCGTATGCCGTAATAGAATTAGAGCAGTGCGTATCAAGTGCTAAGTTGTTTCTTAGAATTGAAACAAGCGACCACGATATATGGCTGAAAAAACTTGCCAATGATGCTGCGAAGCGCATTGACGCGGGCGACCAATATGTAGTAAAGGACAAGATATTAGATGTGGTTAGCAACGACTACACAGACCTTCCTTGCGATTTTGACCAACTAATCTCTTTGAGATATGGCGCGGGCGATAATTGCTATGGTATGGCTTATGTAGATTTACCATTTCTTAAAGCGTGCGGCTGTTCAATACCTAATGCTTCCCACTACGGAAACTATATGCGGATACAGGACGGGCAGATATTCTATTATTATGGAGTAACACCACAAAATGCAACCGCGCCCGTAACGCAGGTAACGCTATCTTATTGGGCTACAAATAAAGACGAGAATGGGTTAAGAAAAATTTACTCGGTTTATGAGGACGCGATTACCTATTTTATCTGCTACTCGTTTGCTTTGGCTTATTCTGAGAGATATAAACCCTTTGTTATATCGGAGTTTAAGCAGAATTATATGGCGCAGAAGGATTTTATTATTGGCAAGTGGCAGCAGCGCCAATTCAGAAACAAAAAACGTCAGATTGCTCAGACTACAAATGCTTGGGTGTCTGCTAAAATTTGGGCGCACTAATGGCTATTGACAAAAATGGTTTTCCAAAAGTTATTGACACCGACAGCCCTTATGATGATAATAAGAACGCTGCCGATGCCAAGAACGTAACCTACATCGGGAACGACTCGCGTACTGTGGGTCACGCGATGCCTATACTTGGAAATCGCCCTGCATTTGATATGGGCTCAGTAAGTCAGCAGAATAAGATTTACAGGGTAACTGTTCCATACCCTGCCTCGTATTCAATAGCCATTTACAATTCAGACCACTCAGAGGTAATATTTAATGCAAACTTCATAAGCGTAGCCACTGCTGTTGTGGCTATTCAAGCCGCTGCATTATTGACAGGGAACACCGCGATAGTAACACCTGTTGGCTCTGCATACTTTGAGATGCAGTTAATTCCTATTCCAAACGTCCCTGCATATCGTTGGTTTATACAAGACAATAGTTCGTTATTATTCCCGTTTAATCAAGAGTTGCAAATAGACGTAATACAAGAGGCGATAGAGCCTACTTTGGCGGGCGAGTTGATTGATATTGGGGGTTTTGATTTACTTGGAGACCTTTTTATAACATCTACATCACAAAGAAATTTACCATCTTCATTAGGCGTTACAATAGCTTCTGTGACAGGTAATATACCTGCTGTGCCTATAACCATAACATTTACTTCTCCACACGGGTTAGTAAATGGTCAGTGGATTACCAATTCTGAGTTTGAAGGAAATGTGGCTGCAAATGGCTACTTTAGTGTAATTTTTATTAATAACACAACGATAAGGTTAGCCAACTCAGGCGGAAGCGGGGCTTGGGTAAACGGGACGGGTGTTATCACTATCAACGGAAGTGGCATAGGAGAAATAGGTGTGGCTCAAAAGGATACCACAACACTCGATTGGACTTACACGCGACTATTAAGAAGCGTTGAGTGGAATTGGAATACCAAGAAGCAGTTTGATTTACATTGCGACAAGACAGCACTCACGAATGGAGTTTATGGAACAAATGACTATACTCCACCATTTGTTTTTTATTATAATGGAGCATACATACCCGATGGGGGATTAGCTTTAAATGGCGGGCAATATAACTACGATTCGGTGTTCTCTGAGACAAGGTTGTTCCTGTCTGTACTGAACACTAAAATAGAATTTACGGAGCAGATACAATCGGGTGGTGCGCTAAAGTCGGGTAATAATAGGTACGCTGTCAGGGCTTTAACAGAAACAGCCACAGCTACCGATTGGAGTGATGTTACAAACCCTGTGAATGTATATTCGGCAATTCAAACCCCTCCCGAAGATATTGTGGGCGATGTTAGTGGAACACCAACGTCAAAAATTAACGTACTTACTATTACTGATATAAATAGTAAGATTTTCAAATTCATAGAGATTGCTTGTATAGAATATAGCGGCTTAGCTGTAAGCGGTTATGTTATTGACCGATATGTTGTCACAGGAGAGACGATGGTTATAAAGCACACGGGAAATGAAGCAATAACAGTTTTAGACGTAAACGAAATACAGACATTTTCTATCCCTGTTAATACTGCAAAAAATATAAGGGCTATTGATAACAGGCTTATTTTATCAAACATAACAACCGCTCCTGATGTTGATTTGACTGAAATTGTTAATAAAGTGAGGCATAGTGTTGTAAGGAAAACAATTCCGAGCGTAGGAGGGTTGTTCTTCTCGGGAACAGGCGGTACAGATTCTAATATATCATTCGGGGAGTATCAAGACCCTAATAATGTCAACGACAATGTTGGATATATGATAAATGAGACATACCGATTTAGTATCAAGGCAAGGTTTAGGGTTGGTGGCGCTTGGACGAAAAATTATTGGGCGGATGATATTAAGATTGATAATTTAGGTGTGAACAATGGAAACCCAACGGACAACAGAAGAAATGCGGGGCTTCCAAACTTGGACTTAAAGGATAGCGTAACAAATGAGGTTTTTGTGCCTTATATTGAGTTTACCAACTTTAATTTTGATGCGGTGCTTGAAGATGGCTCTGTATTCAGAGATGTGTTTGATGCTATAAGTATAGAGAGGGCTGAGTGTATTCCCGAGATATTATTTACAGGCATAGCGAGGCTATGTTGGGATGTGAGTATTACGAATAGTGGAACAGACTCCGAGATGGCAGCCCATTTAGAGCCAAGAACATCTTTGGCTTATGGGTTAAACTACAACGCATTTGGAGCAAGGTATGATTTTGGGGCAATATATTCGCCTGATATTTTATTTACTAATGGAGGGTTTTTGCATCAAGGAGGCGACATTCTTGTTAATTTCGGAGACCCAACTGTAAGTTATTCGTTGTCGGGCGGGGTGAATGTCAACCAATCTGTCGGAATGCTTCAATTTGAAGGCTCTTTTAACCCTTCAAAAAACCTCGCTATTTTAGGGGCTGCCCAAGCTGAATTTGGGCAAATACTTGTCCCTGTTCAAAACGAATTATTTAATAACTCGGTAAACATTTTAGGTGTTGCTCACCCGTATTCATATTACTACACAAAATGTGTTGCTGTAAAAGTTCAAGGAAGCATAAATGCGTTACCTCTTTCGGGTGGAAGTTCTAATTTTTATGGGTTTTCGTATGTGCAGTATTATCGCCCGCAGTTGGATAAATATGGTCAATTCGCAAATACTCAATACATAACTTGCGGTAATTTGTATGAGACAAGCCAATCTACAACACTGTCTATTTTTGAAGTTCTTGGCGGAGACACATTCACTCAAAGGTCGTATGTAAAAACTGAAACAAACCAAGACATCGCCCCGCTTTTTAATGGTCTTGGGTACGCTAATGACGGGATTGGATTTTATTCTCAGAATAGAGTAAATAGTCAAATGAGGCAAAAAAGCCCAACGGCAGCAGGCAAGGTCTTCCCTGTAAATACAGTAGGCTTCACCCCTATTGACAGGGTTTATGATTGGCTTAGAGGGTCTGCTACACCAACAGATAATATTGCCCCCGAGTATCTTGGATATGACTTAGGTTACAATATAATAAATGGAGTTGATTATCATATAGCATTTAACCCAAACCTAATTCAGAATAGCGACCAACCAACACGAATAATATGGTCGGAGTTAAAGCCGCAAAATGCAATAGCTGACCTATACCGAGTATTCTTGCCTTTAAATTTTAAAGACCTTGATAATTCATTTGGAGAAATAAATCACCACGAGAACGTAAACGGTGAATTGTTTACGCTTCAAAGCAAGAAGTGGCAACGACAGTTTTTTAATACTCGCGGAACACTACAGGTTCAGAATGTGTCAGATGTTCTTATTGGTGACGGCTCAGTAATGTCGAGAGATGGGCAGACTATTTCAAACTTTGGCACGCAGAATAAGTGGTCGGTTATTTTGGGTAAATCCAAAGGCGGAAACGATGTTATATTTTGGTGGGACGGTATCAATAAAATGTGGATGCGCTTTGGCGGAGACGGAACTTTGAGCCTTTCTGAGATTAAAGGAATGGAAAACTTTGCAGCCAATAATCTTAATTGGGTTGTTCCGAACGATACCCCTGCTGACGGATATGGTATTCACGGAGTTTGGCATCAGAGAATGGGAGAGGCTATTTGGTTTATAAGGGCTAAGCGGATTCCATCAAATAGCACATACCTTGCAAGTTCAGAGATACCGTATGTATGGCAAAATGCAACAGGTTGGACTGAGAATAGAATAGCTTTTTACGACCAAGACCCTCAGACATTTGCAGGGACGGGTGATTTTTGGCGAAGTGTGCAGGCATCGCAAATAGGGTTTCCGCCTCCATCGCCAACAAATCCAAGATGGGAATTAATACCGCACACAGACACGAACTACTATAACGAGTTCTCAATCGCCTTCAACGAAAAATTAAATGAGGTAACGCAAGCTAAAACACCGAGCGGGTTTTCTTCTTTTTACACCCCGCTTCCTATGATTGCTCACGAGTGGACGAATGGATATGTAAGCCCACGCCCGATAAGCCCGTTAAGTAAACACTACGAACACAATAGAGGCGCTTATTTAACGTGGTACGAGCATAATGGAGCGACCCAAACAGAAGAAGGTTATGTGGAGTTGGTTATCAATAAAGATACCGATATGCCAATGCTGTATCAGGCTTTAGTGGTTAATGCCGATAGTCGCCCGTACAAGATTAGTTTCTACACACAAGGTCAGGAAACATTTATTGTTGCTGCCGACTTTGAGGTTATGAATGGAGTATGGCAGGCTGCAATCAAAAACGATATAACAGGCGTTGTTGTTCAGCCCGTGAACGAGCAGGACACATCTCAGATGTTCGGAACGTATATCCGAGTTCGCTTCTATTTTGAGGTGGATAAGTTCAACGCGATAAACGATTTTATCTGCAAGTTTACAGAATTGCATAGGAATTATCAGAGTTAGTTGTGTATATTTGTAGGGTATAAACCTGATAATAAAACACGATGATAGTTGTATGCGGTGCGGCAAGAACAGGTACGAGTTTGGCTATGCAAACCCTTAAACTATTAGGCGTTCCTGTCCCTGCACCACGATTTTTGAAAGAGCATCGCGGGGTGGAGCGATACAATCCTAAAGGGTTTTATGAAATGACCGACACTCTATATGGAGTGAACGACCACCGATATAAAGGTATGGCGGTTAAACTTTTTGGCTATCAACTTATGAACACAAAGCCTCATCTTATCAACAAGGTGATTTATACCCATCGTGAGCGGGAAAATGCAATAATTTCGTATGAGCCTGTAAAGGAGATATTGGAACAGACGGTGTTTTCTTCTGCTGAAATCTATGACCATAACGTAAAGGTTATACAAGAGTACCTGAGTGATAAAGATTACCTGTCTGTGCATTTTGAGGAAATCAGGGTTAATCCCGAAATAGTAATAGGGAGAGTGATTGATTATTTAAAGCTACGTCCATCAGCGGCTCAGATAGAGGCAGCGGTAAGAAATGTTGAGCCGATAACCATTAACGCAATCTTAAACTAAAATGGTAGGAGCAGTATTAGGTATCGTACAGGCGGGAATTGGGATAGCGGGCTTAGCTTCGAGTTCCAAAGATAAAGATAAGGGCATTCCGCAGGAAGCGCCCGAATTGCGCTCTGCTTATCAGAGGGCGGTAGAGCAAAGTAAATACGGGTTTGATGCCCAACAAAAGGCTGCCTTTGACCAAAAATTAGCCTCAGAAGGAAATTCAGCGTATAAAAAAGGTGTTGATATGGGCGGTGGCTCTTTATCGTCAGCCGTTAGCGCGGGCATAAACTCAATGCGCCTAAACGCAAGAAACGAGTTCGCTATGAATGACGCTTCTCTGAAAATGCAAAAGCAAGCGCCCGTATATTCATTGGCGGGTCAAATACAGGGTCAGAACAACCTTAAATCTAATTACTACAACCAACAATATAATGCGCAACAACAAGCGTATGGCGGTGCTTTAAAGGCGGGAACAGAAAGTTTTGGTAATGCGATAAACCAAAACAAGTATATGGGCTTTATGAAGGATATGTACGGGCAGAATGGTGGCGCTAATACTCCGCAGATTGGAGACTCGGGAGTTGATAGCGGAATACCAACACTTACAGGCGGCAGTCAAACACCTGTTATTGGAAATGGGGCAGATGCGGGAGGAATAGCGTCTCCAAATAGTTTTTCTTTAATGCCTGACAATGGAGCACCAATGAACTTCCCGAGCGGATATGAATATATGAATATAGGCGGAGGGGATAACCAAATTGCCCCTTTTCAGATGTGGGGTGGAGGGCAAACTCCTAATTTGGGCGGTAGTTACGGATGGTATGGTATGCAAACTCCAAATTATTTTAAACCACGATAGAAATGGGGTTAGGCTTTGGACTTGGAATCGGAAATGAAATTAACAGCACATATATCTATGCGTTAATAGACCCTCGTGATAACGCCCCAAAATATATTGGAAAGGCTGATGATTTAAAAAAGAGGCTGAGAAAGCATTTAGGGGAGAAGGCGGGGACTAAAAAAACTAATTGGCTTAGGTTGTTGTTTAAAATGGGGTTAAAGCCAATAATAGAAGAGATTGATTATGTTGATAAAAACGAATGGCAGTTTTGGGAGAAGTATTATATTTCCCTGTATCGTTCTTGGGGTTTTGATTTGAAGAACGGAACTGTGGGTGGCGATGGGGGTTGTCGCCCACATTCAGAAGAAACCAAAGTTAAAATAAGAGCCATACGTGCGCTACAGGTAAATACAAGAAAAGGAGTTCCTTGCTCAGAAGAAACAAAAGAGTTGTTGAGGCAGGCGAGAAGGTTTCAAAAGAACACAAACAAAGGAATGAGACACACCAAGCAGACAATAAGGTTAATTAGGGAAAAAAGATTGGCTCAGCCGTGCCCAAGAAAAGGGTGTAAGATGAGCGATGAGACGAAAGATGTTCTCAGAAAAGCAAACAACAGGGCTGTTTGTCAATATACTAAGGATGGTGTATTTATTAAAGAGTGGGAGAGTGTAAAAAAAGCACGAGAGGCGGTGAGAGACAGCCACATATCTGATGTTGCAAACGGAAAAAGAGGCAGCGCGGGCGGATTTTTATGGAAATTTAAAAACACAAAAGAATGTTAGGGTTTGGGCTCGGAATTGGCGGTCAGGGGCAGTTGAAAGACTACTCCGCTTTATATGCAGACGCGTATAAACAGAAGGCTGCGTTAGCTGCTGCGGGTAAGGCGAAGAAAGAGGCTGCTGACAGCGCCCAAATGTCTAAGTTGTTGAAATCTGTTTGGGTGGACGGTTCAAAATATCACAGAATATTAATGCCCGAAGCGGAAAAGGTTTATGTTGATGTGTCAGAAAAGCTAAACGAGTTGCAGGCTGAATATCCTAACGATTGGGTAGCAAGAGCGCAACCCGAGTTGGCAAAAGCGTCATCTCAGCTTGGGGTTCTTAGAAACCAAACCGAGCAATACCGTAAAGTTGAGGCTCTTCCAAACACCGCTGACCCTGCTCAAAAGAAAGCAAAAGAGGCTCTTGGGTGGGCTAATAATAAGGGGTCTTTATTGGCTGCTATTGGTAGCGATGTATCGGGAAGCGTAACAACCACCCCTGATGGAAACATTGTTTTTAATAAGCAGTATTACGACCCCAAAGATGATATGCGCGACAATGTTGTAAAGACATTATCTCAAAAGCAATTTGAACTTGACCAAAAATATAATCAGGTAACAAAAGGCGCTTTTACTCAGACCAACTCAATAAAGAGGGTTGCAAAAGATGCGGCACAGGCGCAGGTTATCGCTGACCAACTGAATAAAACTTTTAAACTAAATATCACGGCTGATGAAATTCCCAATGTAGAAGATGTGGCAGGCGCTTATTATGACAGCAACCCTGACGCTGAGAAGCAAATGGACTTTTTTCATCAGAACGATTACTACGACTACAATACAAACAAGGAGAAGATGACACCCGATGAACGCGCTCAAAGCAAGCGGGATAACTTCATTACAGGTGTTCAAGGCAAGTTGGGCGCTAACCTAAATACGACCTACGTTAAAAATTCAGCACCTAAGTCGGGTGGCTCGGGTGACGCTTATGAAGAGGGTAAGAAAACTCCTTTTGTTCAGAAGAAAGTTACAACAAGTTGGGATGACGGAACAGAGGTGCATACCCACGAATTTACGGCAATGCACAGACAGTTGCTTCCTATGAGTGAATTATCTCTCGCCCCTTCCGATTATTTTGTAAATATGGAAACGGGTGGAAAAGTAACCGTTGGGAATAAGATTTACAATTTCAAGTCAGCCGAGTTTGATGTTGCACCTGTTTACAAATCAGGAGTGAGCGGGCATCAGGAGGGAACTATTGTGCAGGATATTGACCTTAAATATCAACCGAAAACGGCTTACGAATACAAGACGGTAATGATAGGGGTAGCCACACTTCCAACTAAAACAAAAGGGGTGTCAGCGGTTATTCCTATTGATATGGCAAAAGAGGCGTTGGTAAGTAAGGCGGGTTCAGATAAGAAAGGTGCTTTATTGCGCGGGCAGATAGACGCAGCGGCGGAATACGCCAAGAAGTTGAACGAAGAGATGAAGAGCGGAGGCAAAAAGTATGGCGATAACGAGATTGTTAAGATAATGATAAACGGGAAGGAGATTAGTGCAAAAGCGGGCGACCTGAGAAAGAAAAAATACAACGATAGTCAGTTTTATAAATAATGGCATTAGGTAATACTACGGGTCTTGATGATATTCCTGAGTTTGGGGAAGGGGTAACAGTTGGCGCTCCGCCAACAACCGTTACCGCATTTGACGATATTCCTGAGTTTGGGGAAGATGTTAAAATTGAAATACCCGAAGCCGCTCCTATTGAAATCCCAAAGGTTGCCGCTGTTGAAAAAGAGGCTTTCGACCCCTCACAATTTACAGAAAAGCCTGCGGATGTTAATGCCGACCTTGACTTGCAATACAAGAAAGAAAAGCCTATTATAGACCCCTACGATGTAGTAGCACAAGAGAAGTACAAGGCGGAGGGTGCTGCATACTACGATAAACTCAAGGGAGAGGTCGTGGCGCTTGAAAATAAGGTCAATCGGGTTACTGACGACTATGAAAATATTGATTGGGAAAAGTATTCTTCCCAAATGGAGGTTGATAAAGCAATGGGCGCAAAAAGAGAGCAGGATGAATTTGCTCTCGAAGCAAAGAAGAAAGAGTTTGCCAAAGCAAAAAGGTTGCACGATGGGGTTCTAAGCAAGGAGTCTATCGTTGAGGCAGAGAATAAGGCGGAGAATATGCCGAGAGGCGAAGATGACGCATTGGACGCTCGCACAGGACAGCCTGCGATTGTGCAGCAGAGGGTTGACCCGAAAGAGGTTGAGTTGAATTTTATGTCAAAGACGAACCCGACACAGGCGTTGGTTCTAAGAGATAAGATAGCGCAAGGAAAGGCAACAGAACTCGACTTGTCGAAATTAGAGGCTCAAGGTTTATCGAGAATGATAAATGTCAACGCCAACGAACTCCAAATCGAGGCAGAGGAAAAAAAGCCACTGATTGAAGAGGCTGAATTGATTAACTCTAATCTTAAAAAATACCAAGAGCAGATACACCCGCTTGACGAACAGCAAAAGGCTGACTATGATGCTAATTTGGCTATCTACAAAAAAGGGATAGCTGATACCGAGCCTTTAAGAAAAGAGATAGGCGCATTTGAGCAGATTGCAAAAGCTAATGATGGGCTTACAGAGCAACAGTTAGCCGACTACCAAGAGTTGTTCAGTAAGTATGAAGAAGCGACAGCAAGTTTAAAGCCTGCTATAGAAAAACTGCAATACTACGATAAGGCGCAGGGCGGTTTAACCCCTGAGCAGCAGGCTGATTTTGATGCGCAAAGAGCAAGGTTAGAAGAGATAGCCCCGCAATTAACCCCGCTTTCTGAGAGGTATAAGAAAATACAGCACTTGCAAGGCGAGTTGGCTACAGGCGATATGAGCAAAAAGGCTTTGGCTATCGCTGACGCTCAAACTAAACGCGCACAGGCTGTTGATGATTGGTATAAAGAACAAAATTGGTTTGACCAAGCAAGATATAATTCAAGGAATGTTGTTGAGGGGACGTTGGCAAGGTTTGCGTCTTCAATCATATCGCTTCCAAGAACAATAGCTTCACACGCAAATAACTTACCCCTTATTGGTGGTATTGGCTATAAATACGATGCTACTGATGCGTTAGCCGACTTCGCAACAAGTATGACCGAGTATATGGACGGGTTTGCGCCATCTAACTTAGGTCAGGAGTTTGCGCAGGACTACGCTATGATAAATGGCTTAAAGGTTGTGGTTAAAAATGGAGAGGTTGAGTCTGTTCGTGATGCAGACGGCTTTTTAGTAAGAGACCCCTTTGCTATTGCAGCAGCTACACAGGAGTATGAGGATAAGAAACCTACTCTTAAAACAGAGCAAAATATAGGAGCAGGAGCATATCACGCAGCCAACGCAATTATGGATATGGGGGTTACGTTACTCCCTATTGGTGGCTTGGTTGGAAAGTGGGCTAAAGGTCTTGGGGCGGCAGATAAATTGGCTGATGCGGCAGGTATTTATGCGGGAAGTTTCATACTTATTCACAAGACAGCTTACGAAGATGGTTTGGCTGCGGGTTTAAGCCCTGAGTTGGCAGGTTTTTATGCTCACGGAATGGCTGCTATTGAAACCGCGACTGAAACGCTGAACCCGTTGGAGATGAAGCTAATCAGGAAAATGAGAGGCGGTTCATCTGCTTCGCGATTAGGCGCGGAAGAGTTCGCAAGAAGATATATGATGGGTGCAAGCAAGACCTCAGCACTAACCTATGGTCTTGGTCAGGTGGTTAAGAATATGGGTATGGAGGGCTTAGAGGAGATGGGCGCTCGTTACTTTGGCGATAAACTTGACGGGTCGTTAAATGTATTGGCTGCTTCTGATTTCGATATTAAAAGCACCACCAATGAATACTTGGGTGATTTTGTTGTTGGCGCGGCAACAGGTTTAGCTTTCTCTCCGATTGTTATTGCAGGAAGCAGAAGCGACCTTGAGCGTCAGACGTTATCAATGCTTGTGGAAAGCCCTGATGATGCAATAAAATACATTGACGCTCTTGTAGGAAAGACTGTTTTGAATAACAAAGGCGAGAAGTTAGTGTTCACGCAAGAGCAGGCAGACGCGGTGAAGTTGGATATGAAAAATCTGACCGAGCGCGTAAATTCCATTAAAGACATATCAACTCTTGACGAAGAAAAGAAGATAACCGTTACTGCGTTAGTTCAGAGCAAAATGGCTTTGGAGCGCGAGTTGGCAAAGCCAAACCTTGACGATATAGCCAAGAAGAAATACAAGACGCTAATAGAAAGCGCAAACAAGCAACTTGAATTACTTGCCGCTTGGAAAGCGGGCGATAGCTACATCACTGTTAATAACGAGGTGATTAGCGAGGCTGACTTTAAGACTAAAATGACACCCGAGTTTATAAAGCAGGTAGCCTTCGGTTCGGCAAGTGTAATCATAGGCGATAACCCTGTGTTGCAAGAAGAGTTCAGAAAGCAGTACGATGAAGCAAGAAAGGGTTTTGCGTATGTCGCAGGGGAGAATGATAATGTTGATAAGAATCATAGTTTTTATACAGAGCAGATTAAAGCGGCAAAAAATCCTCTTGTAAGGAAGTATTTACAAAGACAATTAAAGCAAATAGAAGATAGCCCGATAGCTTATTATGAAAACAAATTAGCTTCTCTTGAGCCAAACAAAGTTGCTCTTTCCGATTATTACAAAGGCATAATAGCCGACCTTAGAGCGAAGAAAGGTATTCCCCTAACGGCAGCCCAAGTTGCTGCGCAGGCAACCACGAAAGCAGAAGCGGATAAGCGAGCCGCTGAATTAAAAACGTATGCGAATGAGCGCCAAGTAATAACCGATATTTATGAAGAGGATTGGGATGGTTATACAGACGAGCAGCAAGATAAGTTTAGGGCGGAAAGGGAAAGGATTTTTAAGGAGGATAAGAAATTATTTGACGCTCACGCCACCCCCGAGCAAAAGGCTGAATTAAAAAAGCTTACCAAAAAAGGCTTTCTCGAACTCTTTTACACTAAAGATAAGAAGCGCAGGACTGATTGGGAAAGACACGGCACTGAAACTTCATATATCTCTGATGTGGTTGACGATATACTTGGGGTGAAAAAAGCCGAAACAGCAACCCCTGCTACCACAAATAATACCACTACCACAAATAGTAACACCGCTATCACCCCTGATGATATAAAGGTAAGTATTACAGGTTCTAATGGAGGGTTCGGGCTTAAAGCGGGCGACCAAATAGACGAGAAGGATATACGCCACGTATTTGACGACAGTGCTATACAGGAAAGCGTTACAAGTGGAGAGCCGTTGCAGGTAACAGAGTCTAAGGCGGGCGGAAAAAGAGTTATTCGTGTTATACACGGAACAGTTGACCACGTTGGCAGGACGGGGGTTTCAATCATTAATGTTGAGTTGCCCGAAAATTCATCTTTAACAAAAGAGCAAGTAGCTGAATTAGCGTCAGAGAAAATAAAGGAAAAGACAACCGACAATAAGCAGCACGAGTTTTATGGCAGTGCGGCAGAGGTTAGAAGTGTATATGACCAAATAATAGCCGAGATAAAACAAAAGGGGACTGAAACAACTAAAACCGAAAACAATGTTTCGCAGCAAGGCACAAAAGGAGTGGGCACTAACCCCGCAGGGAACAAAACAGTTGGGAAAAAAGACGGTAGCGAAGTGGTTAAAGGAGACGGGAAAGAAGCGCCTGCCGAAAAGAGTGAAAAAGAAAAAATAGAGGATAGAAGAAAAAAAGAGTTAGGAGATTGGGGTTTAGATAAAGTATTAAATGAAGGCGACTATGTGCCTGATGATTATAGTGGAAAATTAAAACTTCAAAAAGAAATCAACGATAAATACGATGCAGAATTAGCTGCATTGGAAAAACCAAAAACCAATGAAAAAACAGACGAAACCGCAAGCAAAACGGACACCACCAACCAAGAAGGAACAACCACCCAAACGGGAGAGCCATCTAAAACACAAACCAGTCCTGTCAATGATGCGTCCGAAACCAAAGACGCAGACACCCGTAAAGCCAAAGAAGAAGAAATAGCTGACGATGCAAACGCATTGTTTGGTGTAGATGTTAAATTCAATCCCGATGGAACGTATGAAATAACGGGAGAGGGTGACATTGAAGGCGCTCGCACATTTGTAGATGAGGCGACAAAGGAAATCAAAAAGCCTGAGCCGAAAGGCACTCTTGAAGAACAGCACGAAGCAATAGTAAAGCGTCAGGGAGAGATATTCGAGAAGGCTAAAACTGATGCGGCTGCGCGGGCTGAATACAATTCTTTAAACAAGAAGAAGCAGGCTATTGAGCGTCAACTATTCCAAGAGAAAAAGAAGAACCGTTTTAAAGAAGGCTCTGCTAAGTATATTGAGTTTGAGCGTGTTATGGAAGAGTTCCATAATAATTCAAGACCCCTTCTCAGAAAAGTGTTCGACTTTATTGAGGAGTTTGGAACACTGACATTTGAAGGAAATCGTTGGTTGGACTTAATCGGCACTGCCTTTGGCGATGTCGAGGCGATGAAGCCAATCCTAACGCTTGTTCGTCAGTTAGCGGCACAGCTATCATATACTAATGAAGGCTCTTCCGCTATGATAGACCGAATGGTTCAGAGCGAGTATTGGAAGAAGGCATTAAAAGGGGTTTACAGGTCTAAGGATATAAACGCTGCTAAGATGAAAAAGCGTCTTGGTTCAGCGGTTATGAATGGAATAAAAGGGTATAGCGGATACACAGAGGCTTTACATAACGACTACAAAAAATACAAAGAGTATCAGAAGAAAGGATACTTAAAAGGTATTCCAAAGTCTGACGAAGCCCCTGTAAAGGAAGAGCCAAAAGCACCGCTTAGTGAAGCCCGTCAATTTGGTGTTGATTTCGCTAACGCGGGGCTTGTTGAAACAAGGGAGATTGGAGGGCGCGGTAATGAACATCAGCGTCTTGACCTTAGAATGTCAAACGATGAGAAGATACGTGCGGTAAAAGACATTAAAGAGGGCAACTACGAAACAACGGCAGCCAAAATGATGCTTGACCGCATTGAGCAGATGTATAATGAGGGCGCATTGGGCTATGTTATGGGTAGTGGCGGCTCAACACAACAGGCGGGCGCAGTGCTTATCGAGGACGCTAAAAAGCATATTGAGGATATTAAACAAGGGAAAGAGGAAGCGCCAAAAGAAGAAGCACCGAAGCCAACCGAAAACGAGCCTTTTCATAACGCCACCGCTGAAAGCATACCCGAAGAGATACATACCGCAATCGTTGACCGCATAAAGAACGCTTTATCACAAGCGTTTGGAACTGCTGTGCATATCGTAAAGGACGCGAAGGAGTTGATGAAGGCGGCAAATAAACAGCCTTTATTCCACACCAAAGACGGCAACCCGATAGGTTTTACTTACGATACCGACCAAGTAGCAAGAGAGCGTTTCGACCTCTCAAAGTTAAAACAAATAGGAAAAGGCTCAGACCGAACTGTATTTGACTTAGGTAACGGAAAGGTTTTAAAGATAGCCCACACTGCAAGAGGGTTGGCGCAGAATATCTACGAGGGCGATGGATACTTGGCGGGCGATGTTATCCCCGAAGTTCACGAGCGCGGACTAAACTACGTTGTAACCGATAATGCACCAAGACTAAAAGCGGCTGACATTGTTCCTGTTTATGATTGGAATAGCGGAGAAGAAGTTGGAACGGAACGGGCGGGCGATATGATGAAGGAGTTGGCTAAGTTCAGCCAAATAGACTTCGATGAACACAACGCTGATTTAGAGGCGGTGTTGGCTAAATACGGGTTTACGGATATATTCAGTTACGATGTGATGTATAATGATTTCGCAGCGATGCGTAATTGGGGCTTTAAAGACGGAAAGCCATTACATATTGACGGGGGCACATTCGGGGGTGTGCAGCGAATACTCAACGCTTACAGAGGCAAGACATCAATGCAGGATGCCGATTTCCGTGCTATCTATAATAAGAGCAGGGCTGTAAAAAAGGGGAATAAAGAAACTGATAAGTTTACCAAATTTCAAGACGAAAAAGGAGTTCCGCTCGGCTTCGCTGACCGCAACGGGGATATATGGCTCAACGGAGAAAAGATTAACGGAAACACCCCTATTCACGAGGCAGGACACCTTTGGCAGCGGTGGGCGGCAGAACACGCCCCAAACCTGTTAAAAGCGGGCTTAGACAAGATTTCAAGAAGCCCTTACTTGGCTCAGGTAAGAAATAATAAATTCTACATAGACCAAGCCGATAAGCAAGGGTTAAAAGGCAAAGAGCGTGAAGATTTCTTCCGCAACGAAGCGTTGGCTATGGCTATTGGCGATAAGGGAGAACAGTTTGTATCCGAAGCTAAAAAAGCGGATTTCAAAGCGTGGTTAGCCGAATTGTGGAAAGCGGTAGCCGAATTTGCGGGGTTGTCCGAGAAGACCGCAGCGCAGATTGAGAATATGACGTTGGACGAGTTCGCCAAAGCGGTAGCTGCTGACCTGTTAAGCGGGAAACCGTTGAAAGGCAAGGTTGAAGGGAAAGAGGGCGGAGAGTTTGCAATCATAGGGGATAAGGGCATAAAAGGATTAGAGCAAGCCGAGAAGTATGTTGCTGACTTGGGTATCGCAAGAGATATGGAAAGCGCAGGGGAAAGCGCAAAAGATATTCGGTGGGCGACAGGTTGGGAGAAAGGGGTGGACGGAAAGTGGAGATATGAAATTCCTGATGTTGAGATAAACGGGGAAGTAAACAAGCTTCCAACGGACAGAACACAGCAGTTTGATAAAATCTACACATATAAAAAGGTAAAGTTATCTGATATTATTACAGATGACAAAGGACTGTTTAAGGCATACCCCGAAGCAAAAGATATAGAGGTGGTTTTATATGATTTTAGTCACCCTGACGGAACATCAGGAACATATAGGGAAGGGAATAAGTGGATGCCCGAAGATACAATAACGCTATGGGATGTGAATTATGAAAGCGGGTTGAGTGAACGCCAAAAGGGAACTCTGCTTCACGAAATACAGCATCATATACAACATAAAGAGGGCTTTGCGGTAGGCGCAAGTCCAAGCGGCATATCACAAGCGGATATACCATTAAACCCAAAATTTGCGGAATACAATACACCTGAGAATAAAAAAAGAGCAGAAGAGTATCAAAGATTGCGCAACTCCCCCGAATATGCACAGGAATTATTTGAAAGCAATGAACTTTTTACCAAAGAGTATGCGCCAAGAATAGATGCTCTTAACGAGCAAATGATTAGGGGCGACAGAGCGCAAAATAATGCAATATCTGCACAGGTTCAAGAGATTTTTGACGAGTATAGCGAACTGCAAAAAGAGAAATTTCCAACGATGACTGCTGCTGATGAAATAGCAAAGCGAACAATAGTAAGAGCGCCTGATAAAAACATAAGTAGGTTTGATGCTTATTTACGGGTGGCAGGCGAGGTAGAAGCGCGGAATGTTCAAGCGCGAATGAATATGACACCCGATGAGAGGCGGGCGACACTGCTTTCAGAGACAGAAAAAATCGCAAGAAACGAACAGATTATATTAAGAGAATCTGCGGGGGTGTCTGATAGTAGCAAAGACAAAAACCAACTCGACCTATTTAATGACAGCACGGAAGAGCCTAAAAGCGAAACGGGTGTAACCGCCAATAAAGACACAAGAGTTTCTACCGAAAAGCAAAAGCCGTTTAAGTTCACCAAAATAACCGACATTCCTTTTGTGGGCAGAAGAGGTCGCGTGGACGCGGGCAACGGGTACGAGATAAGCGCCCTTGCAACAGACGATGGTGATGGTGGCGTGATGTATAACTTGGCGGTTATTAAAGACGGTGAACTTGTAAGTTCCGACCTGTATGACGCGAAGTATAATGACAAGATACCGAGCAACCCTGTTGGTTTCAGTATGGGCGGCACAATGGAAAACCTCACGGAAGAAGAGGCGGTGGCTGAAATTAACAAAAAGCTTAGCGAGATTGCAGACCACAATGCGGCAACTTCAACGAAATTGCCCGAAAAGAAAACCGAAAAAGCAAAATCTGTTCGCCCTACTAAGGAAGAGGAAAGGTTAGCGGATATAAAAAGGATTGAACGCGAGCGTGACCACACCCTATACAAAATCGAGGATTTTGAGGATGAGATAAATAACGTAAAAAGCGACCTAAAAGAAACCATAGAGGGTATCCGTAAGGAGATTGCCGAAGTGAGGGCGGCTAAGATGTCTAAGAGTGCGAGAGAGGAGAAATTAGAGGACTTAAAATACGATATTGAGAACGCGAAAGATGAAGCCGAAAGCCTTATAAGTGCTTACAAGGACGATATTGCTATGGAGAAGGGCGACCTGAGAAGGTATGCAAGGCAGTTGGCGAAGTTGGGGCAGGCTATCCCTTCTTACTCAAATTTTAGCCACCGCGCAAGTGATGCGGTACAGAAGTTAATTAAACAAGGGGCGAAGACTAAGGATATATTAAAGCAGGTAGTTTCTGAGGGTGGGGAATACTCAGAGTTGGCGCAAGCGATTTTAACATACGGGGATGCCGCAGGACTTGAAGTTCCGATTCGTAAACATAGCGGAGATTTCGCAGGTCAGTATTATCCACATTTGGATAAGATAGATATAGACAAAGGCTCGGTAAATGATTTAGCCACTATTCTGCACGAGATTATTCACGGAATGACGAGTAAGAAAATTCCGCAGTCTTTGGGGAGTGGATTAAGTACAGGCGCTGATTATTTAAAGGTGTTAAACGAGTATATCGCAAACGGAAGCAACCCTGCGGTGAAAGAACTTGCCAAGACCTACTTGGAAGCAGTTAAACAGTCGGGGCATTGGGACGCTTTGTTTAAAGGAACGTCAAAAGGAAATACTATACGCTCGAAGATATATTGGACGGGTTCAATAGGTAATCCGCGTGCGTTTGCGAGGTTTTGGTTCGATACTCCACGCGAAGCAAACAAAGCGATTGCGATGTTTAAAAAGCTTGGGGTGGAGAGAGTATTCCCTCGACAAAATAGAACAATTATTGAGATTAGGGCGGAAGATTTAGAAAAGCTTAAAACTGCGGGCATAAAAATCGATTCTCCGAAAGATAGAGCGCCACTTACAAAAGAAAATACAACACTACACAAGCGCGATGGTATTAACGGGCAGGAATACGTGCACGAGTTAGTTTCAGAGAATAAGAGAGAATTTGCGTATCCTCACGAGACGCTCGGCAAGACAGATAGTGAAATACACGACTTGTTAATAGAGAAAGCCAATAAGGGTAATTATGATAACGGCACAATAGAGTTATCAACAATATCAAAAACGGGGGCATTAGCCAATAAGACTAACGCTGTTGCCGACTCCGTAATTCCTTACGGCTTTGCGAACTTGGACGAGTTTTTAGCAGAGGGCTTCACCAACCCTAAGTTCCAAGAGATACTTAATACTATGAAAATGCCAAGCGGCAATAAATCGCTTTGGCAGGCATTTGTTGATGCTGTCTCTAAGATTATGGGGCTTGTAGGGAAAAGCGTAAATAAAGGCTCTATCCTTGAAAAGTTCATAAAAGAAGGCGCTAATCTAATTAATCAGGAAAGGCGCGAGCCTGCGCGTGCAACCACCGCTGCGGAACTTGAAAATACGGGTACAGAAGCTATAATTGCTAATTTAGATAATCTGTCTTTTGTTGAGAAGATTAAGCTATCCATTTTCTTGCACGACAAGGTTGCAAGGTCAAAAAGCAAGAATGCGGGCTATTATAAAATAGAAACGGCAAACAGAAAAAATCTACTTGATATTTTTGAGGGAAGAAAAACTGATGCAGAGAGCATTAAGCAGGCTAAAATAGACTTAAATAGCACGCGAGCACTATACCGCAAGTGGCAAGCATCAGGAAAGGATACGGCTTGGAGTAGTAAGTGGTTAGCTGTTTATGATGCTTTGTATGAGGCTTTGGAAAAAGGGGAATATGTTGAGCAAAAAGGTCAACTTACTTTATTTAAGCGCAACGCGCAAGCTGCCGCTGCTAAAATCCGTGAGGGCAAACTTCATAAGAAAGGTCAGTTAAGCGCAGCTTCTCCGATGAGCCTCGCTATTGACGCAGCTATTGAGGCTGTGGCTTTAACAACAGAGTTGACGGGCGCATTAGCCGAGTTGCTTGATATGGCTTTAATTGAACTAAGGAATAGTGATGCTTATAAAAGCCGTAAATCTCAACTTGCAAGAGATACAGCAGAGGCTCAGTTGAAGGCTAAGTTAAAAGAGAGAATTTCAAATGCTAAAGCAACCGCTCGTGCAGAAGAGCCGAAAGAGAAAAAGCACAAGCTGCCTGTAAGGGTTATTGCAAGCCCTCACGTTCCTGACGATATAAAGCAAGGGGTTTTAGATAAGGGTATAACCTATGTTGAGGAGACCCGAGCGATGACTGACGCGGCAGCAAAAGGTTTAATGGATGCCTATGCCGCACAAGGCGATTTAGATGCCGTATTGGACTATGTGGCGAATCCGTCAAACAAAATAGATATGCCTATAAGGGTTGCTTTGGAGCAAGCTATCTATGTAAGCTTTGCTGAAAAAGCTGTTGAAGCCACAAGAAACGGAGATTTAGAGGAGGCGGAAACTAACAGGAGAAAAGCTGTTGATGTGTTACACTTAGCCCAAAAAACAGGGTTAGAGGCAGGTCGTGCTGTGAATAAACAAAAGGATTGGGCAAGGCTTACCGATGCCGACCCCGAAGCATTGGTCTTTGACGTTCAATCTCAGTTTGATGAAAAGAATAAGCCTGTTCTTGAAAAACACAACGAAACGATAAAAACAGCGCAGGAGAAGTTAAGGGAGTTGCTTGAAAGTGAAGAGGGAAAAGCTTTGTTCAAAGCTAAGGTAGAGGAGAAGGTGGCAGCAGAGCAGAACAGACCTGTAAGGAAGAGTCACATAGATAAAGCTATGGACGCTCTTGATAAGGCGCACATAAAGCTACGGTCTATGAACTTTGTAGATTTATCGGGCGTTACAGTAGCAATGGTTGATGGGGCTTTTGCGGCAGCAAAGGTTACGCTAAGGACAACCCAAAGTGTATTGGAGGCGGTAGAAACCGCTGTTAAATATGTAAAGGAAGAATTAGCCAAAGCAGGAATAAATGATTGGGCAAAAGAAGACGCGTTTAGGCAGGCTGTCGAGGAAAGTTTAACGGCTGATGGCATAAGAGTTCCTAAGAAGAAAACTCCGAAACAGCAAAAAGTTCAACAGAAGAAGGATGTTGCTCAAGGGTTAAGAGACCAACTTGACTCTCTTGACGCTTTAATAAAAGACCCCGTAAAAGCATTAGAGGCATTAGAAGCCAAGAAGAAGAAAGCCGAAGAACGGGTTGCTGCAAATGAGAGCAAGTCGGAGGAAATTAAGGCGCTTGAAAACGAGATAGCGGTTCGTAAAAAACTACTCTCTTTGGTTCAAGGAATGGAGGGCATTACAGACGCGCAGAAGAAGGAGATTTTATCAGAAGCGTTGGATAGTATTATTAAGAACGGCTATCTGTCCGAGCCTGCGTTCAGACAGATGTTCGCAAAAGCGTTAGGTCTTGAGACCTTGACCGCTAAAGACGAGCAGATAATAAGAAAAGGTGCTGCCGTGATACAAAATGTAAGCGCGGCACAGAGAAGATATTTAGCTGACCCAACCCCTGAGAATTTAAAGGCTTACAGAAAAGCGGTAAGAGAAGGGCGATTAGCAAATGAAGTAGTGAGCAGATATTTCAGAGAAAGGTCAACATTAGGGGGTCTTTTCTCTACATTCATAAGGGGGAATTTATTATCAACTACTACGGTGGTTCTTAGTGGAGTTTCTAACGTAGCAACATCGCCTGTAAGGTGGGCGAATAATGCTATAGCTTCCTCAATAGACTTTTTAAGGTATCAACTAAGCAGGGTAGCGTGGTTGTCTCGGAACGTAAAATATTTAGAGAACAAGAGGTTTAATGACTTCTTCGGCAATCAAAGAGAGTATTACGCGGGATTACCCGAAGGGCTTAAAGAGGGTATATTGCAATTATGGTCAGGTTCTATCCCCGATGAAGTTTTTGAACGGGAAATGAAAGGCGGTCTTCACCCATTAGAGGCTCTTATGCGTGTTTACAACCACGTAGGTCAAAAAGAGAAGCAAAAGATAATGGAGTCTCTTGTTGATGGTATGGAGGCGACTCTTGGTGTTGCGCCCGAATTGATATTCAGACTACTTAACGTAACAGATAAGCCATTCAGAACAGCGTCATCAAAAGCAGCGTTAGGAGAACTTGTTAAATTAGAGTTGGCTCACCTAAAGAAAGAACTTTTAAAGAAGCCAACCTTAACCCAACAGGAGGCTGAACTATTAAGAGACATCAGGTCAGGAAAGGAATACCAAAGGCGAATGATAGAGCCAAGTGAGGCTATCAGCGAGAAGGCGGGAGAAGAGGGGTCTGCGGGCGTGTTTCAGAATAAGAGTATGTTGTTGGCGGCTATAGAGGGCGCGTCAAAAGCTATTGCCGCTGAACATAAAAAAAGATATGGGGAGAGCACAGAAAAGCCAAGCCTTTTGTGGGCTACCCTAAAAGGTTTAGGCAAGATTGCTTCTGCTGCCACATTCCCTTTTATTAATATGCCTGCGAATTGGGTAGAACAGACTATATTATACACAAATCCATTAATAGCTTTGGGATTAGCGGGTGTCCATGCAAAGGTGGGGAATGTAAGAAAGGCTAATCAGTTATTAGCAACAGCGGCTATTGGGGTGATGCTATCGCAGGCGGCTTTATGGATAATAGTAAATGGTATCGCACGGGGAAGCGCGGGAGATGACGATGACGATGAACGCCAAAAGGCTTATGCGAGAGGTGGGTATAAAAGAATAAATTGGTCTTTGTTTCAGCGTCAGTTTACAGGCGGCAGTAAAAATTGGGAGGAAGGAGACTTAACAATGGAGTTTTACCAAATGGGCTTAACGGGGTCGGTGCTACTTAGTTATGTTGACCTGTATAAGAATTACAGAGAAGAGATGGCTAAGCAGAATAATATAGCTGCTGATTTCTTTTCTAAAGGTTTTTATAAGTTTGGAAGTTCGGTAACAACAGGCTTAGATATGCCGACGGTACAAGGAACGAATATGATGTTAAATGCTTTGTCGAGCGGAGACGAAAAGGCTTTTGATAAAGTTATGATACAGACGGCTAATGCGCTGAAAGCTATATATCTTCCGTCCACGTATATAAAGGGTCAAAAAGCGTTAGATAAAGACGCGTTCCTTAAAAATGTAAAAGACGATGATTGGTGGCAGCAGTTCAAGAACTCTTATAAGTATCAAATGGGTAACGGGGGCGACCTGCCGAACAAACACACATCTTGGGGTGAGCCGATATTAAAAACGCCAAGCGATAGGAACGCGTGGGTGTATAATTTACTTGATATAACCAAAGCATCAAAGATACCCGAGAGCACATTTGGTCTTGAACTCTATAATCTACACGACAGGCTCAAAAAAGAAAACTCAGAGTTGGCTAATGGCGTTTTACCTCCTGTGTTGGGCAAATCTATTACCATAAATGAAGTTACGCACAAATTATCAGAGGCAGAGTATGAGACCTATTTACAATTTGTCGGGCAGCGCAGAAAAGAAATCGTTTCGCGCTATATCGAGAACGGGGTTAATGATATGATGTTTTCAACAGACAGCGATGAACAAAGGGTTAAAAACCTTACTGATTTATACGCTATTGCTGCGAAAGTAGGGAGAACGCAATTTGTTGAAAAGATGGGGTGGAATGTCGAAGAGGAGGTAGAGGACGATGTGTTAGACGATATAGGGGTTACAGAAGAAGATTTTACAGAACCGCCCCCTCCTGTAATCAGGCAAAGAATGAATTATTTTGATACTAAAAATCTTTAAAAAATAATGTTGAACGTATAATAAAAATTATCAAATTTGCAAAGCAAAAAAAACGAAACACTTAGAACTATGAAAATCTCAACATCAAATCTATCAAAACTCGGTGGCGGAAAAGGTAAAGGCTCGGAAGGGAAATTATCATCTGCAAAAACTCAGGGTATTCCGCACGGTAAAAACGTGGGTATCGGCTCTTTGGGCAAGAAAGGCAAAAGCCCTTCTAAGATACCAAGTATGAACCTGTGTGCATTGGGTCACGGCAAAAAAGCGAAATTTGACTAATGTCAGTCGCGCTCGAAATATCAACCGCGCAGGATTGTGGCGGCAAGTTGTTTTTCTTCTTCGAGGAGACGGGGCAATACAATTTCCTGTCTAATCCTACGGGGTATGGAGTAGCCACAAACACCGCATCTGTAACCAATAACACCATAGGGACGGGAACTCAAAACTATGTGGTCGGCTTAAATCTTGCTATTTATGTTGGAGATACTATTGTTATTTATCCTCAGATTGGTTTTGCTAACTATATGACCGCTACGGTAGTTGCCTACAACGCAATTACGGGTAGCTTGGACGTGTTGGTTACAGCAGCAGTAGGTGCAGGGGTTTTTGCGTCTTGGTATATTCTTTACGCGGGAGGAGAGGTGAATCCGTCAACAACAGAAGTTGCTTCGGCTATAATAACTGTAACCAATCCTGCGGGGGGTGTCTATACGATTAACCCTTTTTCTTTACTTCCATCGAACAACCCTTTATTCGGGTACGCTATAAACGGAACAGATATAGGGCTAAGTGCGGGGGTTAATATCCCTGACGGGGTTTACACCATTAAATACACTATAACAGGGTCGTTTACTTTCTCAGGAGCGAGTTTTTCATATACCACGTCTATACAGCAGTTATTTGACTGCAATGTTCAGTGTTGTATTAACGAAAAAATGACCACTTTAAATGCGGGGTGTGGGTGCAACAAAAATAATAATGCCGTAGAACTTTACACACTCTTGGAGAGCGCGAGAGCGGCTGCAAAGTGCGGGAAAGCGGAAAAGGCGCAAGCGATAATTGATTACTTAACCACAATCTGCTCCACTGATTGTGGAGGATGTAACTAATGGTATCTCAAAATAAAATATTCTTATACGCTTTGTCTGACCCGACTACTAATATGGTCAGGTATATTGGGCAAAGCAAAAATCCTGAACAAAGATTAAGAAGGTCACATTTGTATAAAAAAGAGAATAATTCAGTTAAGTTTAATTGGATACAATCATTAAGGAGAAGTGGTTTAATTCCGTTACTAACGGTGCTACACGAAGTAGATGAAAAAAAACAAGCCGACCTGTGCGAAATTGAACTAATTAAACATTATGGTAGCTTTTGTGATTTAACAAATATAGCGGTTGGTGGAGTTGGGTGTTATGGAGATAAGCTAAACAGAGCAAATGTTGTAAAAAACATGAAAAATAATAACCCTATGTTTAATAAAGAAGTGGCGATACGGGTGGCTGCTATAAATAAGTTAAACGGGGTTGATGAAAGAAACAGGCAAAGAATGTTAAGCGGTGAAAACCCCGCAATGGCAAAAAGAAGAGCAATTATTCAGTATGATTTATCTATGAACCCCTTAAAGGAATGGGCAAGTGAATATGATATAAAAAGAGCTCTTGGATTTGGTGTTTATTCATATTTGAATAAGCCACGCAAGAAAATAGATTACAAGGGTTTTATATGGAAATATAAGGCTTTATCAGATACTAAAACCATCATAAATTAAATAAAATGAGCAACTGCGGATGCGGAAATATAACTTTACCTACGGGGGCTGTTGGGGCAGATGGAAAGAACGCCTTTACTATAACTACGGCAGGTTTTACAATGCCTGCGGTATTCGGGACTGTAACCATTACTGTATCTAACGCAGGACAGCTTACAGGGTTATGGGCTAAGCCGACACAGCCGATATTTGTTGAAAGCGCAGGAACTTTTGAGGTTATCACAAGCACTTCTACAACTATTTTAATACAGAATAATGGCGATACGGGTAATGCTGCACCTGCAACGGTTTTTGGCTCAAATTTAGGAGTAAGCCCTACGGGTTACGAAGGAGTTGCAGGCGTTAATGGCGCTGATGGGGTAGCTGTATTGGAATTAGATTTTACGCATTCTGCTGATGTTAATTCAACAGCTAATTATACTGCCGTTAAAACAGCAACTATTCCCGCAGGCTTTTTTGTTGCAAACGGGGACGGGGTAGAAATAGAAGCGCAAATTGTAGGAAATCTCCTTATAGGAGGAAGAGGAAATATTGAAATAACGCTGTTTGACGGCACGGTAACCCGAAATGTCACCGATGCCACTTTTGATTTTCTAAACAACTCAACGTGGAACTCAGCTAAAGTGAGATTCATAGTTGGTGCGTCAAATGTTGGAGCGGGCATATTAACACCGCGAAACGAGAGTGTTAATGGCAAGACATCGGTAGGTGGCTATGCCGCAGCTACGACAGAACTTAATTTAGACACTACCGTTATGTCTCCAATTCGCGCATTCAGAAACTACGCTGCACTTGGGGCTATGGATTTCACGCAACCAATAATAATCACCCTTTCCCTCCAAGTTATTAATGCGGGCGACAAGATGAAGGCTGCTTTTTGGAAGGTTATAAAACTTAAAAAATAATGGAAAGCAAAGCTATTGTTGTAAAAACATTAATTGACGGCTCTTTATTCCTTAGCAGGTTTGACGGGTCAAATTATGTAAAAATAATTGGAAGCCCCAATATAACGGTTGGCGCGTTAGTTGCCCTTGACGGAGCGGAAACACCCGAAGAGGGAGATGTTTTTCATATTCAATACGAGGCATTAGCCACAGACGGAGGCGGAACACTCTCAATCTTCTCAGCCGTAGTAAACATCAGTCCTGATTGGTACGCCAAGAAGATGCTGATTGAAACATATTACAGTAGCGCACAATGGAACACAAAAGTTTTTGTGGCTACCTCAAATAATGGGTGGGTAGAAACAGGGGACTTGGTTGACAAGGCTGTAACCGCTCTGAAAATGGAGGATATTGCTGACGGCTCAATCTTCGGTGGTAACGCGGCAGGCAACGCAGCAAAACTAATCATAGCGGGCGTTTTGACCGCAGCAGAGGCGGCAGGAAATTTAGTCTTCGGCTTTACAGCAGGAGCGATAACTAACGCAGCTATAAACGCAGCAGCAGCGATAGCGTGGTCGAAAATGGAGGCTTTACCTTCGGCAGAAATTCTTGTTGGTAGCGGTCTTGGCGTAGCAACTCCTGTGGCTATGACGGGTGATGTGGCTATTGACAATGTAGGAAAGACCACCATTCAGCCAAACGCAGTTGACCCTGCAATGTTATTTGTGGGTGGAGACTTGGAAGCGATTGTAATGGACGTTTCTTTGGCGACCGCTTTTCTGAGCGCATCAGCGAACTCAATGATTATTCCATTTAAAGGAAAGTTGGTTGCTGTTTATGTTTATGTGGACGCTACCTCTGTTGGTGATGCTACTTTTACAGTGTATTTAGCGGGAGTGCCTGTTCCGACAGGAGCAGCCATTGTGATAGCCGCAGCGTCAGGAGTTGGAACAAGCGTAACACAAACATTGACAGCGCCAAATACCTTCGCGGCAAACACAAGATTAAATATCGGCACATCATCAACTGCCGCAGGAGGGAGTTGCAATGTTACTGTAATTGTTCAAAAGACCTTATGATAAACGAGGTTTGGGCGGACGTATTTGGATATGAAGGGCTTTTATTGGAGTTTTGACCAAGCCGAACCACTAAAACAAGCAGCATGATTATTACAACGGATAACATAAATAAAAAAATATTATTAAGTTCGTGCTGCCTCGCTGATAAGGCTGTTGACTATATTCAAGCGGTTAATCTTGGCGACATTGACAAGCAGGAGTGCTTAATGGAGAAGATGCAGAACCTTGTGTTTTTGAGAAAGGCTTTGTGCGGTTACTTACCTTATGCTGAGGCGGGGGCAAGTTATTCGGGAAACATAGCCCCTAATACTCTTCTTCAAGATAACATAACTCTTACTTTTTTTGTGAGTGGGGTTTTAATCGCAACAATAGTTGTTCCTAATGGAGTTGCGCAAAGCTATGTGTTTACTTATGTTGCTGACCAATTTAATGCACAACAAACACAATTTATGGCATCGTGGGATGGCGAAAACCCGTACTACATAACCATAAGTTCAACACTGCTTGGCGACTTAGGCAACGGGCTTGTGATAGCCATCTATAAAGATGGCGTTTTTAGAACCAATATTACAATGGGCGACAACGGAGGCTACCAACCCTGCCTCGCCTCAACCACTGATGCTTTGGCAAAAAAACTAATTGCCGCTATTGACGAATTATGCGGATGCCCTTGTGGGTGCAGTAAAAATATTATTGATGATAACTTACCTAAATATTTAAACTAATGACTATATACGGGGAAAACGCACAATCTTTTGGCGGGTTAAGATTAACTAATATAGCTGATGGGGTTCACCCAAACGATGCTGTTAATAAATCACAATTAGATGGCATTGTACCACCTGCTTCAAGTGGTGCATATAAACAACTTGGTTTTCGTACAATAAATTTAGATAAACCACTTGCTTATGAAATGCAACTTAATAATATCGTTGGTGCATTTATAGCAGGAGAAACAATCTCTGATATTAATGGGAATACTGCAACTATTTATGATGTTGATATAACAAGCATTGTTGTTTACGCTGTTAATTTTATGTCGCCTCCATTCTCAGGTGTTATAACATCAAGCGGGGGAGCAACAGGAGATTTTGTAAGCCTTTCTGCACCTTTAAATGAAAGCCAAATACCAATTTCACTTTCAGTAGGGGTAACAGGTTTTATTGCTACAGACATTATTTTAATAAACGCATCAGTTCAGCCTGATATTTTAATGACGGGTTTTCAATTAAAAGTAACAAGTGCTGTTGATAGAGGGGGTGTAGAAATTGCAAGTTTAGGCGCTATGTCTAATCTTGCTAACTTAGATACTCCTGCAAAATTTTTTAATCACTTATCTCTCTCAGGTATGATACAAATGTCTTTGTATTCGGCTATGTCAGTATCATCAGGAGAAGTTGTTTCAAGTGCTTATGTATCGGTTATAAATCCAAATAGTGTTCCTTGCACTTTGGATGTTTATTTATATGGGTACGAAATATAATATATTACGGTATCTTTTACCTTTAAAAACTATGTAATATGAAAACATCTAAATTCCTTTCGCTCAACACACAAGATTTACTTAAAGGATTAATCTTGTCTGTTATCTTTTTTGTCCTTACATCAATCCTTACATCACTGAATGCGGGGGATTTCCCAACAGCAGAACAGTGGGTGATGATAGGAAAAAACGCCTTAGCCCTTGCAATCAGTTATCTGTTAAAGAACTTCTTTACAAATAGCCACGATAAATTTTTGAAAAAAGACACAATTTAAAATGAAACAAAAACGCTGAGATAATGCCCTGTCAAAGCGTAAAACCAAATATAATTATGATTTTACTACAAGAAGTGATGCCCGCAGCAAGTTGGGTAAGCATTGGGCTAACAGCTATACTTGCTATAATGGGAACTCTGATAATGGTTGCTTACAATAATCTCAAAGAGGGTATTAAAGCAAATGATGAAGCATTGAAACACCACGCTGAACAAGACAGGTTGAAACACGCAGAAATAGACAAGCAATTAAATGAAACAAGTCTGCAAATTTTAGTTGAGATTAATGCGGTAAGGGTAAAATTAGCAGAGTTTAAAGCCGATAACAATGGTAAGTAAAGATGTCTTAACGCAGGTAGTTTCAAAACTTAGTTACCCTATTATCATTGCTGATAATGAAGGAAATTTTGAGTTTTTGAACGCAAAAGCGTCTGATATTTTAAAGCTACCGAAAGACTTTGCTGACAAGTCCACTTGGGAGAACTTCTTTGTTGTTAAAGACCTGCAAGACGAACTAATATTAATTGACAACTACCCTATTATGAAAGCACTAAGAGGTGAAGAAGTAAAGGGAGATAAAATCATTCTCTCCAATACCCAAGACCAAAGCAAAACCTACATAACGGTTGACAGTTTTCCTCTGTATGGAGAGGACAAAAGGCAGATAGGCGCAGTGGTAGTTATGAACGATATTAGCGACAAGGTAAAACTTGAAAACATCTTAAAAGAAGTTGGTGAAAAGTTGGATAAGATAAAAGACCACTTAGAGTCAACATTGCATCCAAATTATATTGTGTGATGGAGCAGATATTAGTAACATCAGATGCCACAGGAGGCGGAAAGCACGGGGTAATACCAAGCCAAAGCGATAGTGTTGTAGCAAATGTTAATGGGAGGCTGTTATTTACCCAAACACTTCCCGATAAAGTGCAAGCTAACACATCTGTTGAAAAGATAAGTTTTTCTGATAGTGCAAAGAATAACGCTACCACATCAAGGCACGGGCTACTACCTAAGTTGAGCGGAGATGATAACGAATTTCTTGACGGGAAAGGTAATTGGTCAATCCCAAAAAAGGGTGGCGGAATGACGCAACCGCAGGTTTTGGCACGTATTAGTTTTAGAGGATGATAGTTCTTGATAGTACATTAAAGACTTTAGAGATTGTTCTTGGCGGAGCAGTTACAACTACTCAGTTGCCTTTTGTGGCTGTTTATGTAGATGTAACAACTACTGCCTATACACCTATTGAGAATGACGGGGCAAGTAATGATACTACTGCCGTAACAATGGTAGCTTCACCTGCTGCAAGCACACAAAGACAGATTAAGTTTATTTCAATACAAAATCAGGACACTGTAAATGCTACAGTTATACTTCAATACAATGACAATGGAACAATACGCAGAATAAGTAAGTTTACATTAAGTCCTGATGATACATTACTTTATACCGATGGAGAAGGTATGAGGGTATTGGATAACACAGGTTCATTGAAACAATCATCAAGTGGTTCTTCTGTGTCTTCAATAACTATAGCAAGTGCTAATGGTTTCGCAGGCAGTTCATCAGGGGGTACAACACCTATTCTTACACTTACTACATCTATAACAGGATTACTTAAAGGTAATGGTACTGCTATATCTGCTGCTGTAGCAGAAACAGACTATGTTACACCATCAGGGGCAGGGGCTTTATCAAATAAGACAGGCTTAATAAGCCAATGGACTAATAACAGCGGTTATTTAACTTCTTTGGCGGGGGCGGTAACAAACGTAACGGCTTCGGGAAACATAGCATCGTCAGGCGGTGCCACACCTAACATAACATTTACAGGAGTTTTACCCGCTGCAAATGGCGGAACGGCAGTAAACATTTTAACCACTGCTTTAGCTTTAGGAACGGCTTCAAGTGTTGCAGGTAAATTAACCTTACAGAACGCTACTAATGCCTTTACCCAAACAATAAGGGGAACTAATCCCGCAGCATCTATTACTTACGACCTACCTACCACAGCACCAACGGCAGGGCAGGTATTACAAAGCACAGCACCCGCAGCAGGAGTGGCTACTTTATCTTGGGCTACGGCTTCATCAGGAATAACAGTAGGCACAACCACCATAACAAGCGGAACTTCACGCAGAATACCCTACAATTTAGCAGGGGTATATCAGGAAGCTGCAACAGATTTATATTTTGAAACAGCTACCCCATTTGCTCATGTATTTGCAGCGGGAAGAACGGGAGTAATTACAGGGGTAAATAATACTTTCTATGGTTACAATGCAGGTAAACTACTTACATCCGCAACGGATAATACATTTGTTGGCTACTTAACAGGTTCAGCAATTACAACAGGCGGAAATGGTAATACTATTGTTGGAAGTAATAGTGGAATATATCTTACATCAGGTTCAAATAATATTGTTGTAGGATATAATAGTTTCAATTCGTCCAGTGCCACAACTGGTTCAAACAATGTAATTATAGGGGCAAGTGTTTCCAATTATGGCGGAAATGAAAGTCAGTCGGTACTTATTAATTGTGGCAGAAGAAGAGGAGTTGGTCATTCTGTTGTTGTAGGATATGGTTCAGGTAGTGATACAGGATATACAGATGATTATGGAACTTTTGTTGGATATTATGCTGGAGACAATAGTTATAACACACTTTATAGTGTAAGTTTAGGAGCGTTTGCTGATTTTAGTGGGGGGGGTTATGCTTGGGGTGCTAATTCAACAGTAGCTATTGGAGCGTATGCAGGTGCTGGACTTATCAGAACAGCTTTTACAGGCATCTTGGGAGGTTCTAATGCTAATGGACATATTAATGATTGGTATTTTAATAATCCAACAAGTACAGCACCTTATTCAGTTACTTTAAATGCTTGTGGAGGCTCAGGAACAAACGTAGGAGGTGCTTCATTAACATTAGCATCAGGAATAAATACAGGTACAGGCGCAGGAACAGGAACCCCATCAAGTTTAATATTTAAAACATCAACAATATTAGCATCTGGCACAACTTCAGGAACTCTGGTATCAAGATTAACTATAAGTAGTGGAGCAGCAACAACAGATTTAGCAACTGCTACATTTACAGCAAAAGTTATAAATTCTTTACCCCAAACTTTAAAGGCATATACAGTAGCTACTTTACCCGCAGGAGTAGTGGGGGATATAGCTTATGTAACAGACGCTTTAGCACCCGCTTTCCTTGTGGCAATAGCAGGCGGTGGGGCAATAGTAACACCCGTTTTTTATAATGGCGTTGCATGGATAGCTTATTAATTTTAATTACATGACTGGTAAAAAACAATTTATAACAGTAATGTGTAAGGATTGTAAAAAAGAGTGGCTTAAGCGAAAAGACACAATTTTAACATGGAAGGGAAGATGTCGCTCTTGTGCAATGCTGTTAGTAGAAACAACTCCTGAAAGGAAGGCAATAAAACATCAAAACGGGTTAGCGTTTATTGCTAAGTTTGGCAAAATACCATCCCCAAAAATGGAAAATAGAGGTAGGAGAGAAACGCATTATAATTGGAAAGGGGGCATCACTCCATTTAGAATTGCATTTTGGCAAAGTAAAGAGCATAAAGAGTGGAGAAAATCTGTATTTGAAAGAGATGGTTATAAGTGCGTAATTTGTAATATTAATACGCATGATTTGCAGGCTGACCATATTGAGCCATTTGCATTATATCCTGAATTGAGATTAGATACAAGTAATGGTAGAACTCTTTGTATCCCATGCCATATAAAATATGGAGCAAGGGTGCATAATGGTAGGCTAACAAGAAAATCAAGCACGGGCAACTCAGTAACAAAATAATTAATATCTTTGCAACGATGAGAACATTCACAATACCACAAACAGAAATAGTAATTCAGCCCGAAATAAAAGGCGAAGGAACAGAGGTAAACGTAATCAGCGTAACTGATGACGGTGGCTGTGTTATGGCTTCGTGGAACTTCGCGGGTAAATCTTACAACCAAACGCTGTGGGATGAAAACACAACACCCACCTACACTGCAATCGGTGTATGGACTGACGAACTTGTAAATTCACGTATAACAACTATAATAAATCAGTAATGAAAAAAACAATCAAAGAACTGAATGAGTTTACTGTTGCCACAGCAAAATATCTTGCTAAAAATCCTGCTGAAACAAAGTTTAGCTATGCTTTAAAGAAGGTTCAGAAAAGAATTGAAAAAGCCTCAGAAGAAGCAAAAGATGATTACAGTGAAGCCATCTATGATAACAATATAAAGTTTGCTTCTACTGATGAAAAAGGTAATTTGCTTTATGAGGTAGAAACTACCATTGAAGCAAATGGAACTAAAAAAGAAGTCCCTACACAAAATTTAAAATTCACTGCTGATAAACTGATTGAAAAAAATAAACTACAGCGTGAATTATCAAAGAAGCTACTTGCTACAGAAATTGAGTTTGAGCCATATACTGCAACAGAAGTACCCGAACTATCAGAAGAAGAAAAAGAAATATTTAAAGACTACGTTTTATAAATATTAATGAGAGACGAGAGGACACTTGAGCGCATAGCAACAGCCCACCCCGCTATCAGGAATGAACTATACCTCATTTACGATGAAATACGCGAGGCTTTAAATGGTCGTGCTATCTTCCGCATTACAAGGGTTCACAGTAGCTTTGCAGAACAGGACGCTATCTATGCTCAGGGGAGAACAAAGGCGGGCAAAATAGTAACGTGGGCTAAAGGCGGTTTCAGCTACCATAACTACGCTCTCGCAGTAAATTTTGTATTACTCATTGACCGCGATGGCAACGGCACATTTGAGGAAGCCTCTTGGGAAACCAATGTTGACTTTGACGGGGACGGGGTAGCGGATTGGGCGGAGGTTGTAAATATCTTCACCAAGTACAATTTTGAGTGGGGCGGAAATTGGAATAAGCCGAAGACCGACAAGCCGCACTTTCAAAAAACATTCGGCTACTCAGTGGTTCAGCTAAAGGAAAAGTGGGATAAGAGAGAGTTTATCCCCAACACACAATACGTTCAACTTGGTTAGCGATGAACGAGAGACCCAAACTAAGTGTCGAATCTGAAATTTTGATAATAGTGTTTGCGGTGCTTGTAATTTTAATCTGTGGCTTAATATGACCTGCTATCTCGATTTTGACGGCACTGTGGTAACTTTCGCGCACCCCGCGATAGGAAACCCCTTAGAGGGGGTTGAGAAGGTTATAAGCAAACTGCAACAGGAAGGGTGGTTGATTGTCTTAAACACATACAGAGTTAATCTTAATGATGGGACGTTTGAAGATGCACTGAACTATCTAAGCAGGCTTTCACTTAGCAAGCCAATCACAAAATATCTTAAACTTAAAAAAATGCCTCCCGAATGGGACGCATACCACGCGGGAGTTATGGGTTCTCTGTATATTGACGATGTGGCACGAGGAATACCGCTCAAAAACGGAAGCGTTGATTGGGCGCAGGTAGATGAACAATTAATTAAACACGGATTTTATGGCAAAGAATAACGCGCCAACAATGAAAGTTACCTTCGGGGTAAAGAAGAAGGGTAAAGCAAAAAAGAAATTTGGGGGGAAGGAACAGAAGCCCAAGAAGTATGCAGGTCAGGGGCGTTAATTTTTAATCTCCTATATTTGCGGCAACTTTAATCTAAAACGTAAAAACTATGTTCAAGCAACTCTCAGAAATCAACACCGAAATCGCCTCTATATCGGAGGGTAAATCAGTAGCCAACATTCAAAAAGTGGAGGCTCTTAAAAACAATCAGGAAGGACTACATAGCTTTCTGTTAGACCTTGCAAGCTATTGGGCGCTCATTAAATTGGTTTTGAAATTCGCAAAGATTTTCACTAAAGCTAAAGGAGACGCAACTATTGAAAAGGTTATTGCTTGGGGTGATGAGAATTTAGGTTAATCGTTTTTCTCTTTCAGCAATTTCTGAGGCTCTTTGTCTTTACGGGCTTTGTTTAACGCAGCACGAATTTTCATCTTGTAGTAATCGGTCTCTTCAATGAGTTCCCGCATTTTCTGTATGTTGGTTTTTTTAGCCATTATGCGTTCTTGCTGACAAGTTCCCATTCTTTCCGAAGGTGCGCCACCTTTTGTTGAAGTATGGAAAGAAACTGCTCGGTATTGCTATGCTCGCCCTTGAGATAATAGTAGGCAACTTCTGCATAAAGTTCTGCATCGCGCTCAGCCTTATTATTTACGACACATTCCGCTTCTTTTTTCCCGAGCGTGCCCTCTCCTGACATAATGTGCAAAGCGTCAGCGTGTTTGCGGTCATTATAGGTTGATAGCTTCGCCCTGAGCGCATCACTAACCTCTTCATTCAGCCGAAAGAGAAAGCCCGCTATTTTCATTGCACAATTAATCAGGACGGTGATATTATCTTCCGTCTGATTTGCTTTTTTCATTTGTTCCCGTATCAGGGGTATTACACTTTCACTCATGGTTATAATTTTTCATTGTTTTCTATGTGTGTTCGCTAACAAAGGCTTAACGCAAGTTCGTATGAACCGAACCTGCGCAAAGCCGACTGTTAGCAACAATGGCTCACACCATCTCCGAAGTATCAAACATTCTGAACATTTCCATAACCCACTTGCAAAACTTCTGTTCCATATTCAGTATATTGTTATGCTGTTTATCTTTCCTTCCATAGATAGTGAATGTTCTATTTGGATAGGTCGTTTTGCCGTTATCATTTGTAATTTGAGTTTGGCATACTATATCCATTGCCCTCCCTCCCCAGTCAATATAAACGTGCATTTCTACTACTTCCCATTTCACTTCTTCGTGATGGAAATATGGTAGATAATCAATCCTGCCACTGCTGCTAACAGCACCTTGTTGCAATGCGGGGCTTTGTGGGTTATTGATATTTTCTGCTTCCATTGAAATTTTATTTATAGTTGATAAATTCTGCTTCCTAATCCCGCACTGACAACAAGCTGCGGAACGTTATAGGTAATGCTACTATTCTGCATCGAATAAAGTTTTCGGTGAAAAAGATTTTAAAAAATTTTCCTCCCTCTTTTTAATACAATCAAAATACTTTTCTTCTTTCTCAATCATCACATAATCTCGTTTAGTATTGTAACACGCTTCTCCAAGTGTTCCACTCCCTGCACAGTTATCCAATATCAATTCACCTTCGTTTGTGTATGTTTTTATCAGGTATTCAAATAATGGCACAGGTTTAATTGTGGGGTGCAATCCGCTTGTATCGGTATTGAATTTTTGCCAACTTGAAGGAACTCTCATTTTAGGCAACTTTACGCCTTCCCTACCTTCAAATTCTCTGTAATTTTCGGATTTACTTCTATGGTTCAAATCATATTTAACTCTGTCTGCTCCTGCACCTGTTCGTTCCTGCATTTGTTTATTGTAAGTCCATTTGCCATTACTAAATATCAGCACTTGTTCGTGTTCCTTAAATGGTTCTCTTACTGTATTGGCAAAATTACTGCCTCTGTTTTTCAGCCAAATCCATTCGTGTTTAAACATTTTTGGGTTACTCATTACCAATGCACTTGAAAAAGGCTGTGAAGCGGTAAGTGCAATTACTCCATTTGGTTTTATCAGTCGGTTATATTGCTCCCATAATTTGTCAAATGGTATTACTGCATCCCATTTATTTGATGTCGTTCCGTATGGCAAATCACACAAAATCATATCAAATATTCCATCAGGTAGTTGTGGCATTATATCCAAACAATCTCCTAAGTATGTTTTATTTTTCTCAAAAATAATTTCTGCCATCGCTCAATTTTTTAAAATCTTTTTTTAGTTCTTCGTATCAAACTTTATCCTTAATTAACCGCACTACCTATAACAAGGTATTTGCAAAATTGCCCATCAATATTTGTGCTTAACTTGAAGTATCTGCAAGGGCAACTTCGCAAATACCCAACCGTTAGCGGCTGTTTTTATTCCACCGTTTCGTGCGTTTCATTAAACAACTGCTCAATCGTTTTTGCCGTCAGGCTTGGTTTGCCGCCTAAGAGGGTTTCTCCCTCAAAGATAAGGCTCTCGGACGAGTAATTCAAGTAGGTCGAACTCGGGTTGTCCTTGATTAATAAAAGCCGACTAACCGCATCTTTTAACATCTCCGCTTCTTTTTCTTCATTAAGAAATTCCAACTCGTAGGTCGGTATTCCCTTTTTCAAATTCCAATCCTTAGCCCTGATTATACCTGTCTTTGCCGCCTGACAATCAGGGTAGGTTTCATTCCACAGGAATTTCTCAACCGCGCACTGCTCGCGTTGGTGGTCGCCAATCTGCGAAGAGGTTTTAAGGTTCAGCGTAGCAATAAAGTCCTTTTTCTTGTCTTTGATAAGGCAGGTTATATCAATCGGGGTGCTTACCTGTAGCTTATCGCTTTTCGCCATTCCTTCAATCGAATAAACCTCAACTACGTTATCGTGGAAAAACTGCAACAGAGCCGCTGCGGACTTTTGATATTCAAAGATTTGAGAGCGGATAACCCCCTCGTTAGGCTCAATACCATTAGACTTCGCAGATGCTTCAAAATACTTGTAAGCAAAATCTTGTTCTTCTTTCCAAACCAACCTCCCGTTCTCTTTTATCTTCACAAGCGCCATGTGTAACAATGTTCCAAAATCAGCCATCGAGTTTAGGTAGGCTTCCTGTGTGTCCTGACCGCCCAAATGCTCAATCATCTTGTCGCGCCACTTAGATATGCGCTTGGCATCTATGTTGCCCTTAAAGGTGGCGGAACTTAGCGCCCCTGTAAGCCCTGAGTAAACTTTAAAAGGGGTGGCGGTGCAATACAACCTCTTCCCTAAGTGGTTAATTCTATACATCGTTAAAGTGCTTATGCCTGACTTTAAAAGGTTTTCGATTTTGATTTTTTCGGTAATCATTTTGCGTTGTCTGAGGTTAATTGTTTTAAGCGTTTTATTGCCGAAGCTAACGTGTAGGCGTTTTCTATGCTTGGCTCTTCGTTTTTAGTTTTTTCCTTGTATTTTTCTATCACCAAAGCAAGATACTCTTTTTGCTCTGCAATTTCTTTTTCCGTTAAAGGACACTCTGCGTTGTTTTCCATTTTTCAAGTTGTGATAAAGTTAAGAAAATTTGCTTCTCAAAGCCCTCAGATTTGAACCAAAGAAAACTCCCGTTTTCAAGTGCAAAACTTATCGGGAATTTATACATCACCGTTGGGGTGTGCAGCAGGATGAACTTCACCGCCTTTGCCAACTTCAAGGCTTCGTAGTTAAACCCGTAGGCGTTTGCTTTGCGCAGGAGGTGTTCTTGCTTGCGTTCCATAATGATAGTGTCTGAGCCTGAGATAATGCGCCCTACCTCGCGTCTGCGCTTTTCTGAGGCTAATTTAAGGTAAACCACCCGCCCGTCTTTGAGTAGGCTGTTACCGTCTTTGTCTTGTTGTAGAGTTGTCATAGGTTAGTAAAAACGTGTTTGTTAAAGATTAATCCATAGCAGTTATCAACAATTTCAAGCCCCTTCTCGCGCATCAGGTAACGGGTTATTCTGCCCTCTTTATGAGGGTGCAGGTCGGATGTGGAAATGTTGTTCATATAGTCCAACAATTCCTGCACACGCTCAGCGGATTGAGTGCCCGCGATAAATACAAGGTCTGCTGAGCGATAAATGATGTAGTGGCTGTCGGTTGATACCCTGCGCCAAAGTGCTGTCTGTGTCATATTAAGAGTAGTATTCGCGTTCATATTTTCCGTGCATATCGGGCACAAGTTCAAGGTAGCAAATAATCTGCGCTGTTCCATATACCCTGCTTTCGTCCTGCGTTTTATTAATAAAGTCTTCAACAAGTTCAAAAGCCATCTTCTCGGTACGGTTATAGTGGTAGTTGTCGTAATACCAACCGCCCTCTTCACTGCCCCCGCACTCTTGAACCCTGTCGTAAATTCCTACGCTTGCCAACCCTTTGTCGTCACCATAGAATTTCTTAAAGCAGTAGTTGTATAGTTCCTCGCGCTCCTCTTCGGGTGTTAAGTTGCTCAAAGTATTAAATAGCGCCATAAACGCTTCTTCGGAACGCTTAGCGTCCTCCAACACATCTTGCGCTGATACGGGCTTGCTGTTTTCATCACCCTCTTCGTAGGTGCGAATAAAGCTACGGATAGCGTATATGGCGCTATCTAAAAGGGAAATAGAATTAAGGTTTTTCATAGTAGTTGTAAACCCCGCGCCAATTAAGACGCGGGGTGGGTTAGTAATTAGTTAGCTGTTACGAGTTCTTTAACGGTTTTCTGCACCAATACCTTGTCGGCTTTATTCACCTTCTCAATCAGGTTTTCTGATGCGCTCTCGATGTCATATCTCGCGTCTGCGTCATTGTCAGCGTGTGCGTGGAATGTAATCGCCTGCACCACCCCAAACGATGTCATATCGCCTGATTTGATAAAGTAGTCAAGCACCGATTTTTCCTGAGCCTCTGTAAAAGTCAACTCTTTGCTGATTACACGGATAGTGTCGGCAGGATGCTCTATCGGGTTATTCAAGTCCATAATCTTCTGCACCTTTCCGCTCAGATAGTCAGCGGTTGCAAAGTATTTAATCGCGTCCTTCACCTGAGAGCAAACAAGTTCCAAAGTCTTAGTTTTGGTTTCTTCGCTCCACACGATTGACGATACTTCTTTTCTCGCGCCCAAGTGGGTGCGGTTGTAAGCGTCAGTGGTCACAATCATACCATTGTTGCAAACCTTCCAAGTCAGGCGGGGTGCTATGCTGAATGCCGACTGACCTACCTCTGAGTTAGAGATAATAAACCCTAAGACAATTCCGCTTCCAACACCTCCCGTATTCGGGTTGCGGTAGTGCTTCATCAGTTCGGGCGCTTGTATCTCAATGTCAGGGCAGGTAAAACGCACATACATTTTACGCTCGGTTATGTCGGCTACATCAACCACTACGTTCAGCCCCGTTTCACGGATAGCTGTGAGCGCGGCAATCAGCACATCATAGTTATCAATCAGTTCATACTTATCGCTAAGCAAGGCACGGGCATAGCCTGTATTGGTTACGCGGTCAACGAAGGTGCGAACCATAATGTTGCCACCTATGTTTTTGAGCCAATGGTTCACATTCTCGTCCCTTAGAGCGTTGTGCGTTCCAACCATCTTGTTGTAGTAGTTGCGCGGTATGCCCAACTTGTCACAAACCCCTCCGTGAAAAACGTCCATTATCTCCAACGAAAGGTTACTATCGGTATTGATGCCCGCCTGTGCAAGCACCTGACCGATTTCGTCAAACGGGAAGATGATACGACCATTCTTCATTGAGATTAATTGTGCAGGCACAACGAAGTCAGCCTTTTGCACGTTTTGATTTTGTAGGCGCTCTACAAGTTGCGGTAATTTTAAGTTTGTTGTTTCCATTTTAACTGTTTAAAAAATTGTGAATAAAAATTAGCAAAAGTGCGACAATCCATACGAGGCAAGCGAGAGCGGGTATAATGAGTATTGGCAACATAGCCGACCACCCTGTTTTAAACTTGCGTATCAGTACAATCATCACATAAAGTATTGTGTAAGCTATTATCGGGTAATAAATCATTCTTTAATGGATTTTGCGTATCTGAGTAATTTGAGTAATTGTTGTTCTTCGAGTTCCGCGCCATCATTCATTACCATCATAAAGTTTCTGAAACTTATTTTGGCAATCTGACAGGCGAAGAACGCCTTTCGCTGCTCAATGAGCGTAACCTGCATTTCCAACAGTTGCTCAACTGTTGGCTTTACTTTAACTTTCTTTGGGGTAGCCATAATTCATTTGGATTTTTAGGGTGTTATTGTATGCTCTCTGATAAGCCACACGAGAGGAGAGATGCTCTATTTTTTCGTGGTCTGATTTAGCCTTCTTGATTTTATCGTCAAAGTAAGCGAGTTCCTGAGTTAGCCACTCTTGGTGTTTTTGAAGGTCTGTCATATCTTTTTAATTATTACGTGGTCAGGTTGTTGCGAATCAAAGTCAATACATTGTGCGCAGATTCGCATAGCGCCAAACGTGGTTTTAAACATACCATAAGACACACTAAAGTCCTTGTCTATCTTATCGCACAAGCCACAGGTGCGCTCACTTTTCTCTACATAGCCATCTACGCAGGAAGCGCATAGGTCAAGCCCATCTCTTCCGTATAGGGGGTTGCCTACATTAGAGGGGGTGGTCAGGCTACACATAGAGCATCGGAAGGTTTCGTATCGGTCAGTCATTAGTTATTTCGGTATTTAGGGGTTAATGTAAAACGCTCTCGCTTTGATTGGTTTTCAATATGCTCAATAATAATCTTGGCATATTGGGTATCCCACTTGTTACCGTTATACTCAAAAAATTCTTCTTTTCGTAGCACGGCTCTTTGATAAGCGATTTTTAATTCTCTGAATGTCTTGGGGGTGAATTTGATATAGTTCGACATTTTTTATTTCGGGTTTAACTATCGGCTGACAAGATTTATGCTCTTCATTATCTACGGATGTCAGTTTCCCGCAGGAGCATTGTATTATTCCGTACCGCATACTATCCAAATACTATTTCTTCAAAGAATACGGTTTGCAGAATAACATCGGCTGTTGTAGCGTCATCATTCCCGCTATCCATATCAATCAGGTGTTGCGCAGGCACATCGCTCATACGCTTATGCACCTCTTTCATAGTGATTGAGCGTGTCATATCACCATCGCCTTCAACATCAACAAAGGTAAGCGATTCGCCATCCCTGAGCATTTGCATCAATACATCTTCAAGGCACGGGTTGGTTAGCTTTTCTCGGGCTTGGCTGTATGCGCCTTTAACATAATCTAACTGCAACCCGTATCCGCAAACATAGCCTAAGCCGTTGCATATCGCGTTGTAGAAAAATTCCTCCGCCACTGCGGGGGTAAGGGTGATTTGTAATTTACTTTCAGTAGCTGTCATAGTGTTAGTTTTTAGATTGTTGGTATTGTTCATAAACTTCATCGGCTAATAGGTCGGACGATAGTGCCAAATTTTCTTCTATCGTATCTACGTGCTCGATTGTAATAGCCGTTGCAACGTGCTCACCGAAGCCAAACTTCTTCATAAGCAATGTTGTAACTTCTTTTTGTTTTGCCGACACTTTTTGAGCGTCAAAACACTCTCCGCAAAGACCATCGAACCACATATCGTTTTTACCAAAAATGCGTGAACAGTCGTTGCATACCCAATTTGCTGTTGTCATAGCGTTAGTTTTTAAATGGGTAAATTATCACCTCGTCTTCGCGTCCTTCTGTGCAAGTTCCGTTAGGGGCGAGCGTCTCTCTGTCTTTATCAGACATAACAACCTCTAAATTACCGTTTTTGCTGACATATAAATCAACAAGGATTTTGTTTGTGCCGAAATTGATTTCGACACCCGATTTGATTAGCTGTGGTTTCATAGTTTAGTATTTTTTAGTTGCTATTCCTTCTAATGTCATTTGCGCTATGCCTTTTGCATTATCAACACCTTGCGCTATCTCTTCTAAGGCTGATTGTAGGATGCTGTTAATTTGGGCAACATTGTCTAATCTTAAAGCGAGGGTAGCATCTTCCTCTGTTTTAAAATATACCCTGTTCGGGTTCGCATCGTGCAGTTCCTCGCTCACATCGTCCCAAGAACTCCAAATTACTTTATTGTTCTCAATAGTCCAATAGTCATCGCCCTCGTTGAAAGGGTATTGTTTGCGTTTCATAGTTTCCATTGTGTTAGTTTAAGGTAAATAAAAACGACAGGGCGTAGTTATCCCTGTCGTTGTCCGTTATTATCGAGGTGGTCGCCCTACTTGTGTATGTGGTTAATTACTTCATCTTGAAGCGCGCCTCCTGTCGCGTTGGTTGTCTGCACGATTAGCTTTGGAAGCCACCGCCATAAAGTAGCCCTCGATTTTTTCCAAGCGTTGTGCGCTTTTGATTATCGCATTAGCCTTGTTCACCCCTTGCAGGGTAGTGGACTGACGCGCCCAACCCTCAACGGGTAATTCAGAGCGTTCAATCATTGTGCCGAATACAACGTCTGTAAGGACGTACTCAGTAGTCGGCTTAGTATCTCTTATCTCAGTAAGGTGTTTCATAGTTTCCAATGTGGTAGTGAACTTGTCGGGGACAAATGTAGGCTATTAGTTTAATACGCTCCAAATAAATGTTTGTGTTTTATCATAACTTGTTGATATTGCGTGGCTTTAATTTTCCGCGCTTTTATTTTGAGCCGTTTTTTTTAGGCTTTTTTAGTGTCGGGAAATAGTTTTTCATTTGCATTTTCTTATCGGGTTAAACCTTATCGGGTTGAACGATTTTGGTCTTCGGTTATACTTGGGTATGAGTTGAGATTTCCTGCATCGGATTTTATCGGGTTCAACGACTTGAAATTTGGCTTGCGCATATTGCTTTTCCTTATATTATTTTTCGTGTCCCGCCCACACCCGCGCCCGCGCCC